TGATGATGAGATTGCGGAGGTGCTCGCCTATCACCAGGGCGATGCACAAGCAGCGATCGGAACCCTCCTGAATGACATCCGCCATCTTCGCTGGCAGCTAGTTTTGACAGAAGGCGCGATGGGCCGAGGGATCACGCGGGGGTGGCGGCCGAGATACGACCGAGACTGAACAATGCCGGAAATGAACTATTCCAAGAAGTTGCGCGGGTGGAGCCTGCGCGATGCGGACGAGGCCGGCCAGCTGCTGGAAGTCACCTGCCAATTCTGCAGAACCACCTACCGCTATTTCCCACGGGATCTGTTGAAACTCACGGCGGATGTCAGCCTCGATCGACTGCCAAGCCGGTTCCATTGCCAGCGCTGCGATCGGGCCGATTATATGGTGCTCACGGTGGTCCAACTTTGGGGATCGGAATACGGCAAACTGCCCGTGCGCCGCCTGGTCAAGATCAACACGGTGAAAAAGCCGATATGGGAAGATGGAGTTCTATAATGGCCGATCGACGCGATAGTCCCCTCGCCCGCTGGCGCTTGAACTCCCTGCTGCCCCATCACGTGATCATCTTTTGGGGGAATTATAATTCTGGCGAACCCGCTCACCACTTCCGCCAGCGGGGCGAGATAATCAACTATGCGCTGGCCATAGACCGGTCTTCCAAGTTCTATTCCGCTTCGGTCGAATGGGATCAGTATCTTGTTTTCTGCTTCTGAAATCGCGAAGCTGCGGCGCAATTCAGGGACCGCTGGAACGGTCAATTCATCGATACGGACGAAGTGAGCAGGAAAGGCGTGTGGACGCCAAGGGAGGGTGATGTGTGCAATTTATACCGGATGATGAGCAACCAGCAGGCCATCCGAGCGATCACGCGGGCGATGATCGACAGCACCGGCAACATGGAGCCGCAGCAAGAGATCTGGCCCGACAGAATGGCGCCGATTGTCCGCAATACCCCCGCCGGCCGGGAACTCGCCAACGTCCGCTGGGGACTGCCAAGCTCTTCGAGGGCTCTATTGGATGCAGCGACCAAACGCGCCGACGGGCTGCGCAAGAAGGGGAAGCCGGTCGATTTCGACGAGCTCTTGAAGATGGAGCCGGATGGCGGCACGACGAACGTCCGCAACGTCAGCAGCAAGCATTGGAAGCGCTGGCTCGGTGTCGAGAACCGGTGCGTGGTGCCGTTCACACGCTTTGCCGAGCCGGACCCGGCCAACAAGCCGGATGGCGGCCGGACACCGAATGCCTGGTTTGGCGCGCCGGGCGAGCCTCTTATGTTCTTCGCTGGCCTGTGGGTGCCGCGATGGGCGAGCGTGAGGAAGATCAAGGAGGGGCTGATTACGACCGACCTGTTCGGCTTCCTCACCACGGAGCCAAACGCAATCGTGGCCCCGATTCATCAAAAGGCCATGCCGGTTATCCTCGGCGACCAGGAAGAGATTGAAACCTGGCTTACTGCGCCCTGGGAAGACGCGAGCAGACTACAACGGCCTCTGGCAGATGACAGGATCGTCCTGCTGCCGGCGGCGGAGCCACTGACCGTAGCTGACCCGCAACTCGCTTTGATTTGATCCAATGGCATCACAAACCACTCATCCGCGCCCGGCGCCAATGTACACTTTGAGCATTATTGCGAGGAGGAAGGCTGCCGACAGTGGGGAGGCTTCGGGCACAGCCCATCCAAGGCGATTCCCGTCCGCTGGTGGTGCTGGGAGCATTTCCCGTACAAAAGCTATGAGCAGGAAATGGCACTCAGAAGAAAGCTTGAGGCGGCCGAGCAAAATGAATGACGACACAGTCCCGTGCCTCGACCGCTGCCGCTGCGGGCGCCAGCCGTTAGCGTCTTACGGCCCCGTCTCGGTCATATCATGCCAGAAGTGCGGGGAAACAATTACCGTCGAGACGGCGCCGTTTTTCCGTAACCCTGCTACGCAACGTGAGAATGAGGCCTGGCGAGCGACGACGATATGGAATGAACTCAGGAAACGGAGCTCGTCGAAATGATCGCTGAATTGATCCTCTGCGCCTCGCTGACGGCCATCGACGGCGACACGGTGAAATGCGACGGGCAGAACATGCGGCTGCTGGGGGAAGGTGTTCCGTTCGTCTCGGGTATCGACACGCCGGAGATCGGGAGCCACGCGAAGTGCATCAAGGAACGGAAGCTGGCGCTGATCGCCAAGGGAAGACTGAAAGAGCTGCTGGCTGAAAAGGGCTTGCGGATTGAATGGAGCGGCGCGGTGGACAAGACGCCGTCGCATCGACCGCTCGTCAACATCTACCGAACGAATGGGGAAGAGATCGGGAAGAAGCTGGTCAGGGAAGGTTTAGCACGGTCGTGGAGCCCGAAGCGAAGGAACGATTGGTGCAATCGGATAGCATCAAAAGACTATTGGGTCTCAACCGTCGGCACTGTTGTTCGCACTACCCGCCCGCCTCCTCCCCACGTGCAGAAACTACCAGTTGCCGCTATAGATCGGCACGTTTACGCCTACCTCAGCGGGGTCGTTTGTCCCGGGGGTTCTTGTTCCCACCCCATTCCAGTCGTGGCCTTCAACAGTTAGTTTCGTGAAGGACGGCCATATTCCGGTAGATTTATCGAAGTCATAATCGCATTCATTTGCATGCCCGCCTAAGGAAGCAGGACATTTGGCATGAAAAGACATATCGTACGATTGAGAACCACTAAAGAAGTGTGCCGTAGTGGTGACCCACCACGGATCCCATCGCCATCCATTACTCAATTTAACGCGAACATGCATGCTTCCCGGCGATGTTGGCCAAGCGTCGACGTAAGCAACGCGGTGATCGTCGATGTTAGCTTCAGCGTGCATTGCAGGCAGAGGATCCGGAAGCACTATAAGCCGGATGTCCCGAAAATCATGGAACCCAAGCGGACTCTGACGATATCCCGATAGCTTTGTACTAATGACATCATATTCTTCTGAATTTGCGATGGGAAGAATGGGTATTTCGTCGTGCACAATCTGCTGCATTTCTCCATACCACTCGGCGCGAATTGCCTTGTCAAATGTGCCTCTTGCCGACACCAGCCTGCCGTCGAACTCTTTGTTGCACCATTTGGAGATATTCCGGCCGCCCGACTTGGCCTCGGCGCAGCTAAGCAGAGAAAAAAAGTCGTCGGGATCTCCATTGTCCCCAACCCACCCGAGCTGCCCGGTTAGGTCGTCGTCACCGATCTGGAGGCGCTTTCTGTAGTCGGCCCACTCATACGTTACGAGCTTGGCATTGACGCCGATCCTGGAAAGATCGGCCTGCATCATTTCCGCAATGCGTTTGCCATTTGGGTTGTAAGGCCGCCGTACAGGCATGTACCAGAGATCAATGTCGAAAGGCACTTTCATGCCGGCGGACGCCAGCAAGGCCTTAGCCTTTTCGGGATCAAACTGATAATCCTTGACCTTGTCGTTGTAGCCCCAGATCGTCCGCGGGATCAGATTTTTGGCTGGTTCGCCTGGTTGCTGATAGACTTCTTTCAAGATTGCCTGTCGATTAATAGCCATCGCGAGGGCGTGGCGAACCTCTGTCCTGTCTAAAGGGAATTTGCTAACATTGAAGGCAAGATAGCCAATGTTAAGACCCGGTTGCGACAGTAACTTGGCATTTCCATCTTGCTTTATAACAGCAAGATCCGCGGGGTTTGGATAGGCCATTATTTGGCATTCGCCTTTCTGGAGCCTCGCAAGGCGGTTACTCCAATCGGGCGTGATGGCGTAGATCAACTCGTCGAGGTTTGGTCTGCCTCGCCAATATAGATCGAAGGCTTTGAAGCGGATGATAGCGTCCCTCTTATAGGAGTCGAACTGAAATGGACCAGTGCCCACAGGCTCCTGATCGAACTTCTCGGGCGAACCGGTCCGCATTAGGAAATCTGCGTACTCGGCCGACTCGATTGATGCGAAATCCATTGCTAAATCTGCGAGTATCGGAGCATAGGATTCTGTGAGAGTCATCTTTACGGTATAGTCGTCGAGCTTTTCGATCGCCTTCAGCAGCTTCGGCATATTCATCTCGCTAAAGTAGCTGTAGCTGCCATTTGAGACGTTGTGATAAGGGTGATCGTTTTTCCACTGTCGATTGAATGAAAATAAGACATCATCGGCATTGAAGTCACGGGTTGGCTTGAAGCCGCCGTGAGTGTGGAACTTTACGCCCTTGCGCAAATGAAATGTGATCGCAATCCCGTCCGTTGAAATTTCCCAGCTTTCCGCCAAGCTTGGAACCAAGTTGGTAGTGCCCGGCTCAAATTCGATTAGTTGATTAAAGACCGGGCGGGCGGCGTCTAGGGAGGTAAAGGTCGTATTGAGGGCCGGCGTGAAGTTCTCAGGACTCCCTTCCGAGCAATAAACGAGCGTGGCAGGGGCGGCCGCTGCGCTGCTAGCCATAAAAGCAAGAATACCGATAATCAGGCGACGGAATGCAGACATCTCGGCCTCCCATTTTTATTGATGCTGATATTGCCCTTGATCTTGCACGATTGTCCGGAGCCGCCGGAAGCGTTCCATGACGCGAGCAAGTCGCTGACAGTCATGCCGCCGGCTGCACCAAATGCGATCGCGCCGAGGAGCAAGCCAGGTGCCCTGAACAGCACGGATATCTTCTGCGAATTGCGATAACTGCGACGCATTCCCCCCATCCCCGTCATTTCGCGCGAAGATTGTAACCGCGTTGGAGCACTGCGAACATCTATCCAAAAGGCTTACGTCGACGATCAGAGCTTGCATTCTGATTAACTCAGCAACGCATGCCCCCTAGTACTTGCATGTTGCACAAGTTCTTGTACTTTAAGTTGCCCAATACAAGTAACGAACCGCAGGAGGGAAACATGAGGTCAGTAATTTATCTTGCGCTTCTAGGCGCGTTCTCCATGATCACGCCATTGCCAGCACAGGCGGAGACAATAACGTTCGAACATGGCGCTGATTGCAGAAAAAATACTGACAAAGGTTGTACGGGGGACGACGTGAAGTGTTACAACGCCCCGGCCGACCGGATAATTATGCGCAGCAGTTTGAAATGGGCGAACAGCGTAAGCGGGAAAAATGGAAGCTGTGGTCCGACATTCAGCGATATGAAATCTGTCGGGGTGACAACGACTGGCGGCAGTAAATTCAGCATAACGGAACCGTCGAAGCTCTGTATTCGCGCCCACATTGAGAGTGGGAGCGGCTATTCCAATCTTGGAAAAGGCTTCAACGTCAAATGCAAAGCTACATTTGACCTCGAGGAAACTGATTAATCGAGATCCGAATCTTCGCCAAGGGCTCACGCTCAAAGGCCATTGCCTCGACGCTCATCTCAAAGCCGTTCCGTTGATACCGGAGCAACTGCCAAGTGTGCGTCGAGGTAGCTAAGACACACGGTCAAACACTTATCGAACGAAAAGCAATAGGGAAGAAATCGCTGTGGAAGCGTTTGCGCGGCCAGGTGTGCCCGGGCGGCGCGCACATCACCGACTGACGGCCCAAGATAGCAGCGGCGCCCCGAATTTCGTGAGCAGAAAAGTGAGGGCCGATGCCCCTATTCCCACTATAGCCAAGGCCCCGATGCCGCGCTGCCTCCACATCTTCACGTCATCCGTGATGGGCTTCATCTCGTCGATATCTTCCTTGACGGTCGCTGTGGTCGTTTCGACCTTACTTACGCGGTCGACGATCTCGTCCATCCGACGATGCATCGACGAGCGACTCGCATCAGCCTTTTCTTCCGATCGACGCACACCTTCCAGGATGATATCGACCTTCGCTGTCAGTATTCCGATTTCGCGGTGCATTGAACCATTATCCGTTGGCGTCAAATCCCCGGCCCCCCAATGTGTCAGTCGATGTCGTGGCTTCAGCGCGAGCCGTAGCGCGTCTGCATATCGCGGCCCCATGCAACGCAATCGTCTGCCTGGCGGTCCCTGTTCTCGGCCAGGATCTGCCAGCGCTTCTGGACGATCACCCAACGCTCATCACCTGGCCAAACGCGGCCCATCTTCGCCACACAAGCCTCAGGAAGATCAGGGAACGGCACCGACGCCCTCGCCTGCCCTTCGACAGCCGCGGCAATGGAGGCGCGCCCGGTGAGGCTCTGGCAGCCGGCCAGCAAAGCGAGCATCAACATCAGTGCAGATCGAGCCAAAGCCGATCCTCCTCGGTTGGCCGCGATAGCTCGCCATTCTTCGCGGCTTCCGCCAGCAGACGCTCCACCTCGGCATTGGCTGCCTCATTCGCCTTCTGCGTGGCCGCTGCGCGCGCTCTCGCCTCGGCGGCGGCTCTGTTGGCTTCCGAGTGCAATCGCTCTTCTGTCGCCAGCTGGGAGGCTAGGGCGTCACGCTCGAACTTAGTGACCGCCTGAGCGGTGGCTTGCCTTGCCACGGATGCATCGTGCGCAGCGAGCCAGATCCGGAATCCCAAGATAAAAAAAACGATGCTCGCGGCGCCGAGAATGACACGGCCGATCTTGGAACCGGCCAGCCAGACGAGGATTGACCACATCTAGGCGCCCTCGAGGCACATGCGCCGCTCTTCCTGCCGGCGAAGTGTCAGACCATTGATCACGCGACCACCGGCCTTGTTCCATGCCAGGATCGCGTTGCAGGCGCCGGGGAGATCTCCAGCATTCGCCTTGCGCGCGACGGTCGAGCCGCAGAAGGCGCGCGAGCCGATGTTGTAGGACAACGACAGGAAGGACACATAGGGCTTGTCAGGGATCGTGTCGGGGTTGGTGAGGCAGGCGCGCATGTTGTCCTCGAACTCGACGAGCGCGTCTCCGAGCATCGCCTTGCATTCCTCCATCGTGGCAGTGTCGCCCATCTGAACGCCACGAGTCTCCCCGAAGCAGATCGTGGGAACGCCGACGATATCGCGGTACGCCTTGGTGCTGGCCCCCTCCTTGCCGCCGACGAATCCGACAGCGAGCGCGCCCGCCACGGTGAGGCCAAAGCCCGCCTTTCTTAATCTACTTGCCATCTTCAAAATCCTTCTGGGCAACTATACGGGCGACGAAGGCAGCAGCCACCGTCAGGCCGGAGAGACCGGCAAACAGGCGCGGCGGCAGCGGCAGACAGCCGTCGAGATACGGCAGCGCGAATTCGAGACCTGAGAGCACGCCGGCAAGCAGCAGCAGTCGGATCGACCAGGCGTGCTTAAGCACCCGGCCCGCGTTCGGGATGAGTTTCATGAAATCGCCTCGTTAAGGATAGGTGATGTGGAAGGTTGCAATTCGCCGCAGCCGGAGTCATCTTTCCTGCTGGGGTTGAGGGAAAAAAACCGTGATCTGGTCGCTACAAGTGCTGCGTTTCATCGCCGCGATGATGGTCGTCTACCTGCACGCGGCGCTGACCGCCTTCGAAGCCACCGGATCAAGCGGCATTTTCCCGCCGATGATCCAGGTTGCGGGCACCGCCGGCGTCGATGTTTTCTTTGTGATTTCCGGGGTCATCATCACCAGGACAGCCAGCGGCCTGACATGGCAGCAATTCGCGTGGAAACGAATTCGGCGCATCCTGCCGATGTACTATCTCGCATCAATCCCGGCAGCACTCATCGCTGCAAAAGCCGGCTTCGGCTGGCGGGAAACAATCGCGACCCTCACCCTTTGGCCGGCGTTTGACCAGATGGCCGCGCCCGTCCTTCCTGCCGCCTGGACGCTCTGTTTCGAAATGCTGTTCTATGGCGCGGCGACGCTTGTCCTCGTCGACCGACGTCTGCTGCCGGCGATCCTCGGCGTCTTCGCCGTGTCGCTGGCGTACCGGTCGACGGCCCCGGTTTTCCAGTTCCTCGGCAACCCGATCATCCTCGAGTTCATCATCGGTGTCGCCCTCGCCTACGCGCCGTCAATCAAAGCCGCGAGATGGGGCATACCAGTCGGTGCAATCGCAATTCTCCTTGCCGGTCCGCTCGGCCTCGCCCCCACCGGCAACACGCTGGACTTCCTGATCGGCCAGGATGGATTGCAGCGAGTCGCCGTCTATGGCATTCCCGCCGGACTGGTCGTTTACGGCACGATGCAGGTCAACGCCGGAAAGAGCGTCTGGACCTACCTCGGAGATGCGTCCTACACGCTCTATCTCTTCCACACGGTCCCGATTTCCGCGCTCCTGACGCTTTGGATATTCTATCCATTGCCGCCGGATATCATCATCGTGATCGGTGTCGCTGCCTCCCTGCTGTTCTCCTGGCGCATCCATGAGAAGTTCGAGAAGCCGCTTCTGAGAATTTTCACAGCCTCCAGCGCATCGAAGTCCTCGATCAGTCTTCGGTAACGGTCGATGCGGTCGTCAGGCGAGGCGTGACGCCGCTGGACACCGAGATGTTCGGCGTGACCGTGCCGGAATACAGGAGCTTGCCCGCACCCGACGACGCCGTACCAATGCCGAAATGGGTGATGGTGTTGGTGCCACCCGTCGCGGCCGGGAAGTCGATATTTGCTACCGGCGACACCGAATTGGCGGTGACCGTGAAGCCGCCGGAGGTGCGGGCGACGGCGACGCGAGCATAGGAGGTGTAAGTCGCCTCGCTGGTCGTCTGGTCGCCCGCCTCGCCTGGATCCGCCGTGTGCAGCGACACATAGAGATTGGTGAGCGGCGACGATCCGGCATTGTCCGCCAGATTGCTGATTGCTGTGGCATTGAAGATCAGCTTCAGCAGATCGTTTTCGAAGGTATTGCCCTTAGACATGGCTTATCCTTTCCTCTAAGTAGAAGATTTTGCTGGGTTTTCGATGAATGTCAGGCTTGAATGTTTGCCTAGACGTAAGATTCAACCTTGGTGACGCAGTCGGCGGCATCAGACGTAGTGTAGCCGGTAGCGTTCACGGTAGCGGCGTCGCTTGCCGACTTCCTGTAGGCTTGCCAAGCGGTTGCAGAAGTGGAACGGGATACGGTGCCAGAGGTTGTGAAGTGTATGGAGATAATCAGATCCTTGCCGGACTGGACGGTAAAGTTGATCTCATCCGTGAGGACCGTAGCACCTGTGCTAACCGTAGCGCCGGCATTGCCGCCGCCAAATGTCAGCTGAGTAGGTGTAGATTCGAAGTCGTAGTCGTCGCCGCTAGCTGCCTTATGGCCGATATACGCTGCGTCACATCCGAAGCCTCCAGTCGAGCCCGCCTTGAAGGTGACACGTACCTTTGTGCCACCTGTGTTCGAGATTTGAGCGCTCGAGATGCGCTGACGAACTGTCGTATTTCCAAATCCCGTACCATTGACGCCCAATGTCGTAGACGCATTAACCTGCCAGCTTAGGCTGACAGATGAACCAACGCCGGAGGCGGCACCGACGCCAGCCGAACTTCCATCCGCCGGGCTGATCCCAGTACCGACCGAAGATGACGATCCTAAGCCATCGGCACTGGCATTTGCTGCACTGGTAGCATACCCGGCACCGGAAACGGCGGCGGCGCCCGCAGCGCTAGCTGTCGCGTCCGCTCTGGATGCACCAACAGCCTGCGCTGTGCTGGTTCCAGTGGTGGAGCAGACTCCATCACCGGGAAGCTCAGCTACGGCCTCAGATGTCGAACCGCCCGCAGCCGAAGCAATAGATGCCGCTTCGCTAGCGCCAACCGCTGCACTGGTCGCCACCCCGCTTGACGCGCCCGTTGCCGCGACTACCGACCCGGACAGGTAGCGATAGGAATTGACGAGGAAGCTCATGAGCTATGTCCGGGTTCCGATCAGCACCACCTTGAGGCCATTGGCCCCCGTGCCTGCCGTATCGATGTCGATGGTGATTTCCGCGTCGTCGGCGAGCGATGCATCCGAGATGACGGCCGGCGTTGCCGCCGTCGTCGATGTCTTCTCGCTGGCGTCGATCGTGAGTTTGGTGGAGAGGATCGACGAACCGCCCTCGTTGATGTCGACGGTGACGACACCGGACGACGAGGCGGTGGTGAGCGAGGCCCGGACGGCGGTCAGGGTCACGCCGTCAGGCATGCGGAAGGTCGCCTTCGCGGTTCCGGTGGTAATGGCGGTCGTTTCGTCGCTGGCCGCGACAACCAACTCGAAAGGTGCAGCACTTGCGCCGCCAGTCGGCTCCAGATCGCCGAAGAGATCCCATGTGAGGGTGTCGACCTTCTTGGCGATGACGACCGCACCCTTGCCGGCGGAGAACGCATTATAGCCGTCAGGGACATTCAGCGTTCCCCCGACGCCCGGAGCGAATGAAAGCTTTTCGTCGCCCGCCTGGCGGAAATAGAGTTCCGAATCCACCGGGAAGGCCGACGGCACGTCGCTGATCGTCACCTCGCAACCGGAATTGTGGGTGCAGCGGAAATAACAGCCGATCTGCGTCGTGTCGGGTGTCAGCACAATCTCGGTGACAACAGTGGTGATCGACGGCCGGGACAGCGACCGCGGCAGCGTGAACGGCCCGAAGGTCGACGCGTCGTCCATGACGATCGTGATCTGATTGCCATCCTGGGTGATGTCGGCGATCTGGTTGGGGCTCGGCGGATTGTCCTCGATCTCGGTCACGCGGCCGTCGAGATCATGGAAATTCTCATCGACCTCGGCCGGCGTCAGATTGGAACCCTTGCCGGCGCCCCAGGCGCCAGCGGTGCGAAAGGTGATCATGAATTTTCCTCAGTCGTCGGAGGGCGAGCGTTGACACAGGATCCAGAGCCGTTTCGTCCCGGCGCCGGGATCCTGGAATGCCGTGGCGCAGGCGCGGTAGGCACGGGTCTTGTATCGAACGACGATGTCACCGGCGGGATAGGCCTGGTCGATGATCACCGTCTCATGCGCCGCGGAATAGGCACCAAAGTCGATCGACGAGCCAGGCCCCTCTGCCCAATAGGGTGTCTCGGTATAGAGTGCGTTGTGGTTGAGATAGGCGTGCGGCGACGTGTCGGAATCGAAGGTGATTGACGGATCACCGGGGATCGCCAGCCCGCCGCCGCTGCCGCCGGACGTCATCTTCCAGAAATCCTCGTAAAGATCGCCGAAGAATTCGTTCCAGAAATGGTCGAGCACGCCGTAGGTGACCGATTGGGAGAAATCAGGCAAACCGCCATCGATCGGAATATCCGAGACATCGACGGCGTGCCACTCGTTCGCACGGTAGACATAGGGGCCATGCGGGCCACCGGATCCGACATAACCGACCGACTGCGTCAGCGTGCCTATGTTGTTGATCACCTGCTTCCAGATCGTCGCCCAATCACCTGTCGGAATAACCGGCAGATCTTCCGGTATCGGCGGATAGGCCTGAGAACTGTCGTTGACGAAGCCGGGCGCCGCCTCGATATAGAAGGCCACATGGGTCGCGTTGTTCCAGCCGACCTCGATGATCGTGCGGAAGGGATCGAGAATGACAGGATTGTCAGCGCTCCCCGGCATCAGGCACCCTCTGGCTCGTTCTTAAAATTGAACCGAATCCGCTTTCCCTCAGGCGTCTGGAAGGTGATCGTCTCGACCCGCTGCACGATCACATATTGGTCGCTATCATCAGGGTTCTCGACCCTGACGTCGGATGTGGTCCGCGCCAGCTCGTGCCAGTCGATCACCGGCTCTTCTTCATCATCCTTGTCGTCGCCTGGGAAGTCCGGCCAGTTGATGATCTGGATCGACGGGAGAAACTTCTCTCCCTTCAGCGCCTGCACGAAATCCGAAGCCTTGCCCCAGCGCACCTGCGCCTCGGCATCCTCGTCTTCGCTCGGCTTGCGGGCCAGCAGGCGCGCGAGGAAGCGCTCGCCGGCGTCGCCGCCGCCATCGTTGAAGGTATAGCTGCCGCCAAATCCGAAGGTCATCAGGCTGCTTCCAGATCGATGGTTTTGGGGAGGGCCAGATCGCTGACGGTGATGTCATAGACCGTCTCGAAAGGCCCCTTGGAAATCGGCTTGAGCGACAGGTCGACCTCGGTATAGGCGTCGTCAAGTGCGGCGGCGACTTCTGCAAAGGACGAATGGAACGCCTTGATCAGTGCCCGCTGGTCCGTTTCGCCGTTGATGACGGTGATCGCATCGATCACCTGCGCCTCTGACAGATGGCCGAAGTCGAGCCCGTCGTCATTCGGCGGCACGTTGGAATAGTCGAAAACCGTCACCTCGCTGGAAACGACGGCGGACGATGCGCCCTCATACCGCTGCCAGCCGGTCTCCACATAGCCGTCCTCGACATATACAGGCGTACCCGTTGCAGCCGAGATCGCATTGCCCTTGCCGACCGAACAGCCGATGACGAAGGAGGCGGTCGCCTCGCCACTGTCGCCGTCCATCGACAGCGAATAGGAGATGATCTTGCCGGTCGCTGCCCCTCCCGGCAGGCGCTGATCCTCGATACGGATTGCCTTGCGGCAGGAGAAGCCAGCCCCGTTCGACAGTCGCGTCTCGCCCTTTATCTCGACCGATCGCGCACGGCCACGAAGCCTCGCCCGGCAGACTGCGACGAGATAGTCGAGCGATTGCCGCCCGCGTGCCGTCGGGAAATAGGCGCGACGCCGGCGCGAGCCGATTGGCAGGACGTCGCCAGGATCGACGGGTTCGCCGACCAGGTCCGAAGACAGCGTCACCGCAAGCGCCTCCGAATCATCGGGCTCGATGATGAAGGCCTGCGCGTCGGATGTCAGCGTGAAGCGCACCACCTCGCGGCGGGTCCGCGATACATCGTATCGCGCGGTCAAGGTCGGGATCATCTTCCAGCATGGCCAGTCCGCCCTCTGCCCCCAGAAGTCGGCGGTGCCGCTAAAGATCTGCGTTTCGAAATCGTCGGGCAGGACGGAACCGTCGAGCCGCGTGATTGTACTCAGCCCGAACGACCAGCCGCCGCCGATGTTGGCGCCGGGGCTCGGCCAGTCCTCCATCAGCCCCTGCCCCGTAAACGTGGAGATGACGCCACCCGTCGACGTGCCGGCCGCCGCGAATGCGGCGAGCAGCGCCGGCTTCAGATCGTAGCTTCCGGTGACCGCCTGGTCCCAGCCGATCGTCGCCTCGCAGGTGATCTTCGTCGCCGGCGCCGAGCCGAAGGAAAGCTCTATCGAGTCGCGAAACACATCCTCGCCAAGATCGATGAGGCCGTCTTCTGCCTCGAGGATGTCGGAGGAGGAGACCGCATGCGTCACCCGGTCGATGTGCCAGAGCGCCGAGCGACTTTCGAGCACCGCATCCGGATCGTCGGCAAGCTCCGGCGTCACCCATACCGGATCCCAGTATGGCGCGGCCTTCAGAGCCGCGGCCGCTGTCGCCTTTCGATCGGCGAAATCGGCCGGCCGGGCAGAGAGTGTGAGGCGCACGGCCTTGCCGATGATATCTTCCGGCATGCCGACGAGCCGGCCGAAGAACAACGGCTGGCCGCCTGATGTGTTTCCGAAATCGGCGGACAACCAGGCCCATTGCTTGCGCAACGGGTTGAGGAGCCCGACCTCGGGATTCCGGATGTCGACAGTCAGAGCCGCGAATTCACCTTCAGCCTGCGACAGATCGAAGGCAAAGACCTGCTCGTCTTCGCGCAGGAACGCGACATCGAAATCGGTGTCCGTCTCATCGACCCATGCGAAATAGAAGGTAGCCAAGCGTCACACCTCTTCGAGCTCGAGGTTCCAGGAGACCTGCGCGCCATATTCGTCACGTTTAATCTGCCAATCGGTGACCATCATCGAGAGCTGCGGCCGGTAATAGGTCATCGCCCCTTCGACCCGCGACGAACCGGATACCACCGATCGGTCCGCCGAACCGCCCGACGTCGGATAGCAAAGCTCGGCGATGCAATCGACGGTCACCGTCTTGCCCGGCCACACACCATTGACGACCGGCGAAAGCTGGTCGGTGCCGGATATCGTCGAGGTGAATTTCCGAAGTTGCGTCTCCGAAATGTCGACCAGCGTGCCGTTGACGGTGCGGCGCAACTGCCCTGCGCCGTCGATCGGCTGCAAGCTCTGCTCGAGGCCGCGCGCCGAATAGGGCGCGATACCGATGCCGGTGAGAACGAGGACAGTTTCGTTTGCCATGGCCCGTTATCTCCAGCTCGGCTTCTTGCCGGCCATGCGCAGGCCCTGCCGGCCCTGGTGCTTCGCCAGGCGGTCGGCGACATCCTCAGGCGCGATCATCTGGAAGGTCTGGCCGTCAAAGGTCAGATTGATCGGCCGGCCGCCGCTCGACGCCACCGGACCACCATCGGCGAAGGCCGGCACCAGTCGCGGTATGCCCATACCGTCTGTCAGGCTCGCGACATAGCCGCCGGCGGCGAACTTGAGGCGATCGAGAAAATCGACCGGCAGCCGGCCGCCGTTGAGCATAGCAAACAGCTCGGCGCCATATTTTTGCACCGCGCGCGCCTTGATGACGAATTCTCCGACCGACAGCCTCGCCGGTATGGAATCACTGGTTGACGTGCCCGGACCCGACACCCGACCGCCGCCGGCAAAGCGCCCGACCAGGCCGCCCGTCGCCAAGCCGTCGCCGCCGGCATTGGAAGTCGCCGATCGCGCCCGCGTTGCCGCCGCCTCCGCCCGGGCCGCCAGCGATTCCAGCGACGCGACGGCGCTCTGCAGCTGGGTCACCGCCGAGTTCACTGCGGCGAGCATCGCGTCAAATTGCGTGCGGACGGCTGTTGTCATGCGCTCGAGGATCTGTGGAATGCGCGTCGCCATGCTCTCAAACGGCGCGATCAGCGCATCGCCCAATGCAGCGCCGTCTTCGGCGACCGCCGTCTGCACCGTCTGCAGCGCCGTGGTGACGGCCGTCGGCACGGCGGTCAAAGCTGCCGCAATCCGGTCGCGCGCCTCTTCGAAGGGTTTGGCCAGCGCGTCGGCAATGCCGCCCGCCGGCTGCGCCTGCTGCTGTGTGCCGTCGCCACCCGTGCCACCGGTGCCACCCGCGCCGCCCTGGCCCTGCTGGGCACCGCCCGAAATCGCACCGGCGACCGCCTGCGGCACCCGCGACACTTCGGCAATCACGCCATCGGCGGCAGCCTTCGCCGCAGCAGGTACATCGGAGAGCCCCTGCGTCATCGCATCGGCTACCGTCGGCTGCCCCTTCAGCTCATCGGGCACGTGGATGATCAGGTTCGAGATTTCGTCTTTGACCTTGCCGACGGTATCGCCGGCCTTAGTCGCGCTTTCCGACACGGCGTCAAGGCTGTCTTTGCTCTGCTCCGCCGCCTTCGCGACGCCGTCGACGAGATCGAACGTTTGCTTGATCGGCTTGCCGCCGTCGCTCGAATGGACAGTGATCGTCTTGCCGAGTTTTTCGACCTGTTTCGCCGTTTCCGCGACCTTCGTCGAGGCCTCACCAGATGCGCCGGCAAGTGTCTTCTGCTCTTCGGTGAAGTTGCGCGCCTGAAATTCGGCATCGCTCATCTTGCCGGAGAGCAAAGCAACTTCATCGGTTTGCTTGTGATAGGTCGCCGTCAGCTTTTCGGCCGCTGCCGACCATCCAACAATATCCTCGATATCCTTGCCGAAATCGGGATTTGCAACGCCAAATTTGGTCAACTCTGCATTCAATTGCTGAAGCGAGATTTTGCCCTGAATAAAGCCTTGGATAAGCGGCCCGATCGTCTGTTCTTCGCTCAAGGTCGCAAGTTTTTGCTTGAGCGACTCCAATTCGGAATCAAGGGCGCCTGTCGTCTGCTCAAGCGCATTGCGGGTTTCCAAAAGCAGCCGGTCGCGCACGTCTTGCGCCATCTTCGCGACTTGCAGGCCGGCTTTCCGATAGGCCTCTTCGATCCTGCCGACGATTTCCTCGTGCCGCTCCATGGCCGCCGTTGCGTCATCGGTGCGCAAAGCCCATAGCGCTATTCCGCCAGCGACGGCAGTGACAACGGCAACGATGGGGTTGGCGCGGAAGAGTTTAAAAGCTTCAATTGCAAGCAAGACCGTCGAGCGCAGCAGGCGAAACGAGCCGGTGACCTGGCCGACGGCGAGCCCGATCGCCAACATGGTGCCGTTGATGTTGATCCCGGTGAAAGCCTTCACGGCACCGGCGGCCAGGTCGAGCGCCTTTTTGAAGAAGCCAAGCACCGGAAGAACCGCACCGCTAAAAACGGCTTTCGTCGACCGGCCGAAATCAATAAACGCGTCGCGCCACTCGATAATCCAGATGTTCTTAACCGCCTTGTCGTCGCCGACAAGCGCGGCGATAACATCGCGGATGATCGGCAAGGCTTGGTTTGCCAGGTCACGCGCAAAGGCAAGGATGGCGTCTTTGTTGGACGTGATCGCGTCGCGCAGCCGGATCGCGCCCTCGGTGATCGCCGGCGCGAATAGCAAGCCGAGCTGATTTTTTAAGCCGCCGGTCGCGCGTTGGACTTCGGCGAGCGCGTCGCCCATCGCATCGCCGATTTCGGTTTGCGCACCGGTAAAGACGATTCCCAGGTGCTCAGCCGTTTTTCCAAGTTCGATGATTCCTTGTTTGCCTTCATTCAGGAAGGGGATAAGCGAGGCGCCTGACTTGCCTAAAAGCCCGATCGCTGCCGCCGACTTCTTGGCGCCGTCCGGCATCTTCGAGAAGGCTTCGGCGAGATCCTGCACAATCTCCTCAGTCGGCCGCAATTTGCCTTTGGCGTCGGTGATCGACACACCGAGCGCGGCAAACTTTGCCTTTGCGTCTTTGCTGCCGCCGGCCGCTTCGCCGATCGCCTTGTTCAGTTTCGACATCGCGGCGCCGAACGCCTCGGCGGCGACGTCGTTCTGTTCGGCAGCGAAGGCCAGCCGCCCGTATGCGTCGACCTGTAGGCCGGCCGATTGCGCCGCCTTGCCGGCAGCGTCGGCGGCATCGGCACCGCTCTTGGCAACGGCGGCGACGGCACCAACGGCGGCCAGGGCAGCGGTGTTCAGGCCGGCGAAGACGAAGGCCAGGCGCTTGCCGGTCGTCGCCAGGTCGCGCGCGAAGACATCGAGGCGCTTGCCGAAATTGATATCGACTTTTGCGGCGGCGCTTTTGATCTGGCCGAAAGCCTTCTCGCCGGCGGCTCCCAACGCCTTCAATTGCGCTTCAATCTCTTTGCCGCCGTCAAGCGCGATGCGCTGTTTGATCGTTCCGCGTGCCATAGATTGTAATCCGATTTTATTATTCTACTGTTGCGTTTATGTCCGGCATGATCCCCACGCATGGAGGTGGGGAATGAAAACTTGCATACTCGCAGCAGCGATATTTGCTGCCGCGGCACGGGCGAATGCCTATTCGCCGCAGCAGGATCAGCTTCTTGAATGGTTAGCCGAGGCCTACTTGATCACGGACGTCTGCCCGTCATTGGAACTCCCAAAGGCGGACGCGCTGGGGGTTCTTCTGAGATTGAACCGCATCGACGTCGAAGCGGCGGTTGAGGAGATCAATACCCGCGCCGCCAAGGATCCTTGGGGTATTAGAAAAAACCGTCCCGACATGGTCTGCCTCCTCGGCTGGGCGAATTTCGGCAAGTCCGGGACGAAAGGGTTGCTTTACCTCAAGCCTTAATCGACGTCTTTCCTGTCGAACTTCTGGACGAACACCTCCCCGATCCGGCCGACGGCCCGAACGACGATTTCGTTAATCGAGAAGCGGTCGCGGAGATTGACGCTGTCGACGCCGACGAAGAGCGGAACCGCCCGAATAATCCCTGTCTTTGCCGCACCCTTGCGGAGCTTCGCCAAGGTGACGTTGCCGAAGGCGCCGGATTCGGCCTGATTTTTAGACACGCCAATTTTGCCGAAAAGCAGCGGCTTGCCGCCGGCACGCTTCACCAACTGGAGAGGCCCGATCGCTTGCGTGAAGCGACCCGGCGTCATCCGGTAGCGGCCAACTTTTTTTGGGGTTGACTTCAGCGGCAGCCACAACAGCGGCTTGCCGCGGATGGTAGCCCCACTTTCGAACACATCGGCATAGGGGATCTTGTGGTAGATCAGCGTCGCAGCGTTCAGCGACACTTTGCCCTTCGGATAGACATCGGCCCGCAGCGCGTTCTGCCACCGCTTCGAGAAGCCCGCCGACGCAATATCCTGCCGCGCCGCGGCCTTGATCTGGTCGGCAATCTCCTGGATGGTCTCCTGCCCGGCCTCGGCAAGCGGCCGGTACTTTTCCCGCAGCGCCTGCTCGAATTCGCCCTTGACGGCGCGATAGAGGAGTTTCAGCGTCATTCCTTCTGCAGGTCCTTCATCTGCTGTTTCACATCCTGGGGCTTTCCGCGTGCCGCTGAGAACCCGACGGCAAGGTCCCGCGCCTGCTCCCGCTTCAGCCGGGTCGATGCGAAATCGAGGAACCCGGCGATCTGCCGCGGCGTGTAAGACCAGACAGAGCTGGGCGGGTGCCCCATGGCGATCAGCGCTTCGACCCCTTCGGCGATTTCGTAGCAGGCGCCATATTTGATAGATCGCCGACGAGGCCCAGCTGCGCCGTCAGCTTTTCGACGAAAGGGCCAGGGCCGCCAGGCATCGTCACCTTGAGGATGGCCGCGATCAGGTCGGCTTGCGCCTCGATCCCGAGACGCCCGGCGGCCGCCTCATAATCATCTTCTCCCGGGTGACCGGTTCCCGCAGCGATGATGGCGGCGACGGCATCGCCGCCGATCTCCAGCCAGCGGGACGCATCGACGCCCCGCCCGGTCATGGCCATGCGGATTTCCGGGAAGCGCGCAAGAAGATGCGCGATGCCCTTGGCGGAGACGCCGGGAACCTCGACGTCCGTCCCATTGATGGTGACGGTCTCGGTGACCGGCGCGATATCAAGCAATCCCGCCATGCGGGTCTCCAATACTGGTTTGATGATGCTGGGGAACCCGCTGGGCAGGATCTGCTAGGCCGCGTCGGTAAAGGTGATCAGCCCGAAGTCGGAGGTGCCATCGCTGTATTCGGTGGCCAGAACGTCGCCGGTGATTTCGATCTGCCCCCATTCATCGGAAATCAGATTGAAGGATCCGGAAGGCCCGAACGACACGTTCGGCAACTGCACATCCACCTGGTTGCCGACATCGTTGGTGCCGGTGAAGTCGATCTGGCCGGTGATTTCAGATTCACTCATGATCCGGAACGACTTGGTGCCGTCGGTGGAGGTGGCAATCTCGCCCATCAGCTGCATCGACAGATTTTCGGCGGTCACCTCGTCGAGGACGATGCGGATCGTCGCGCCCTTTTCGGTAACAACGGTGCGGTCCTTCTTTTTCACGCCGGCGCGCGAGGAGAAGTGATCGAGTTTTTCGATGGTCGGCGTGAGTTCGATCTCCGGAGCGTTGCCAAGATCGCGGATGGAGCCGCCGGTCGGCGTGAACTTGATGATACCCTTGCCGATGAAATAGTTGAGCGTATTGGGAGAAGCAGGCATGTCGGTCTCCTTTCGAGAGTGTGAAAAACCGGTCTATGCCGGCATCAGAGGGAACCGGGGCGAAGTACGTATCGGAACGAGAAGGAGAGCCCCACCTCCCCCATCATCGAGCGGCCGCGCGAGAGGCCGGATGCGGCACCTTCGTAACGACCGCCCTCACGGTCCTTCGTGAGAGCGATGATCTCGGCATCGCTGGCGATGGCATTGATGACGCGGCTCCGGAGAAGATTGACCCTCGTCCCGACCGTCGCCGCCTTGTCAGCGACGATGATGTAAATTTCGGGCGTCATGGTCATGATGCGCGGCGCGGTCGGCGGGCGCGACACCGGATCGCTGTCATCTGCTGTCTCGTCGCCGTCGAGGATGACGGCGAGCGGCAAGGTGTTTTCATTCTGATCAAGCTCGTTCCGCTTGACCTTCCTGACATCCTCGACACCGGCGATGACGAGGCCCAGCCGAACAAGGATCAATTCCCTAGGATCAGCCATCGACCGCCTCCAGCACGAGCACGATCTCGCCGTTTGCTTCCCCGGTCGGGACCGGCTTCGGATAATAGCTGGCGATCCGCCAGGTTTTGCCATTGAAGGCGATCACCGCCTCATCAAGCGCGTCGCGATCGACACCGTTATCGGCCAGAGCCGAGGCGCGCAGCATCGCGCCGGGAACTATGGTGCCGATTTCGACATTCGGCCCGATCGGCAGGCCTGCGGTCTTGTCGATGACCGTCAGGGGAACAGCGGTTCCGGCGGTATCGGCCAACGTCAGCACCGCGTCGACGCCGAAGATCGAATAGGCCGGATCAAAGAGCAGCGTTGCATAGTCCATCATTGAACCTGTCCTTCACCCCTTGCATCGCCCTGAAGGCGAGGCCGCTCCTCATTTCGTCGAGCGTGAATTGTTGCGCCATCAGCGAGGCCCACCAGGCGTCACGCTCCGGCATCTTCGGCGCCTCGATTTCGGCAAGATCAGTCGAGCAGACGGGTGCTGCCGGATTGGTCGGCGCGACGACGGCGGGAACGCCGGCGACCACCGCATCGACGGCGGCCTTGCTCGAATGCGTCACGACGACGAAGGCGCGTGCGAGATCGTGGGCCAGAGGCCGGACGCATCCCTTTTCCCGCAGGATGATGGGCCGGTCCGTATGGGCCGCTATCCGCTCGGCGATCGTCCGGCACCAGGCCGCCATATCCGCACCGAGCATCCTGCCGTAATACATGCCCGGCAGCGCCAGGAGCACATAGTCGCCGCGGCTTTGCCGCCACGCCGCCATCCTAAACGGCAGCCTGGCTAGATCCGCGCCAGCGAGGAAGGCCGGCGAGAGGCCGCGGAAGGTGATGGGCATAGTAGCCGGTCGGCCGGCCATTAGCAGGCCAGTAGAAGCCATTGTCGACATGCCACCAGTCGACGCCGCTGCGCACGGCCGGCGGCACGATCGCTTCGGAAAGCCAGCGCTGCCCCCAGACGACGAATGGTTCTCCGGCCGGCGGCGCGCCCAGGATGAGCTTGCCGTGGCCGCCGGAACCCTGCTCGAGCGCCGCCATGATGCGGCGCGTCTTCATCTCCCGTTCGCGGGTGACGCAGAGAAAGATCATTTCCAGACCAGGAGGAAATCGCCACCGATCTCCCAGACAACCTCGGCGCCCCATGACCGCAGCAGCTCGACGGCGTCGGTCGTTCCACGGCCGTAGCGCTCGGCGCTGCCGTTCGGTTTCTGCTCGACGATCACGGCAGGCCTTTCTCGCTTCAGCGTCTTTTCGCCGCCGGCGATCACCGGCACCTCGAAACCCTCGACGTCGATCTTGATGAGATCGATATCCTTCAGACGGAAACTGTCTAGCGTGCGGGCCCTGACGGTCTCGCCGGAATCCGCGACGGCGGCATTGCCGCTGTTGACCCCATCGGCCGCAAGCTGGAGGTCGCCGGCCTTCTCGGCCAGCGCCACCCGATGCAGCTCGACATGCGGAATCTGAATGTTGCGCTCGAAGCAGGCGATATGCTCGGCGAGCGGCTCGAAAGCGGTCACCTTTTCGAAGGCAAACGCCATGACCCGGGACCAGAGCCCGACATGCGCGCCGACGTCGACGGCATGACCGCGGAATTTAACATGCGGTAGGGCCGCCTGAAATTTGCGTAACTGATAGGTGCCGCGGCCATCCACCAGTGGATTGTGCGCCAACTGCGCCGCGAAGTGTGTGTCGCTGTCCGGAAACCAGATGCCACGGATCTCTTTCATTTGCCAGTAGCCCTCCTGCCGTCGCGCCTTGAGATCGCTCGACCGCGAGCGTCCCTCCCGTTTGCGAGTGCCCTTCAGGTGGTCGAACCATTGCCCGAGCGGCCCGTTGACGAGCGGATGAGTGGTGCTGCGGCCGGCACCGGAGAGCGATTTCGCCGTCGCCCGCTCACGCTCGACCACCTGCTGCAGCACATAGCTGTCGTGATACTCGGTGAGCCCATAGAGCGCGTCGTCGGCATACATTGCCTCGAAAGCCGAGAGGAACCCGAGGTGGTTTTCGTGCCGAAGGTTCAGCATGTAGAAGCCGCATTCCGGATACATCGACGCCCGGTCGAGCCACGAAATCCATTGATCGCCAACCGGCGCCAGCGCCTCGAGGTCGGCGATCGTCACCGGCGCATGCGTGACGATGTCACCATCGAGCCAGATCAGCACGTCGGCATCGACCGCGCGGGCCGCATGGCACACCGCCGCCGCCTTGTGGCTGAAGCGCACCGCATCGCAGCGGAAGTCGCGGAATGTCCTGTTTCGATTGCGCGCCTTGAATGCATCGAGCCAAGGCGAAGCTGAAGCGAGGTGGACGATCTCACAGGTTTCATCGGCAAGCCGCGACAGCGAGGCCGACAACGGTTGGCTGTACGCCAGCAACGCGTCTGCATCCCATCCTTCGTTATAGAGCCGGAGAGACACCTCGATCGGCCAGCATCGGCAAAAACTCTCCACCATCCGGCGGCCGTAGAGTTTCATGCCATCGGCGTTGAAGGTCGAGATTGCCGTAAATCGCGTCATGCCGCCCACCGCGAAAGCTCGGCGCGCCACTCGTCGGCGTATTCGCAATCCTCATAGCCAGGCATCGAAGGGATGCCATCGGTGAAATGCACGATGTTGGGCGTGATCTCGGGGCTGGAATGGCCGACGAGATAGTTCCAGCTCGGATCGAGCGCGCCGATCTCGTGATCCTTCAGCCAGCAGAAGGCGTGCAAGTCGCGGCCTGGAACCGAATTGACGAGGTCGACGGTCAGGGCCTTGTTGGACGGGTGGCCGCAGTTGAAAACCATCATGCTCGACCAGTTCTTGCGGGCGTAGCGGGTCTGAAGCTGGCCGTCCATTTTCGTATCGGCCGTCGGCTGGTGATCGTGTTTGACAACCATCACCGCCTTCGTCAGATCGCACTGCTGGAAGAGGCGCACAAGGTTTGTCCGCACCAGCATGTCGCTATCCATGAAGATGGCCAAGCCGTCGTAATTGTTGAGATACGGGATGAGGAAGCGCGAGCAGGCAAACTCAGTCGCCATCGGCGCATCCGATATATCGTCCCAGAGCCGCCCATCACGACGAGAAGTCGGACGTGTGTAGAGGCCTCTCGCCTTCAGGTCGGCAAGCACGAGACCGGTCGTCGAGATCGGAAGCGTCAATTGGCGCCGGGTCGAGCGTCGCGCTACGGCGTAGGCATTTGCTTCCCGCGGATCGAAACCGATATGGATGGACTGCTTCATAAACACTCCGAGAAAGGGCGTCTTGGCCAGGCATCGATCGCGCTGTCCGGATTGGCATTGACGATCTCGACGCCGAGGTGCGCAGCACTCGGGGCGATCTGTCGGTATTCTTCATTTTGCTCATCAAAGCATCCGACCTTGAGAGCCCACGGCCATGGCGTGCCGTGGCAATGCCGCATACCCTGCGGAGAGACCTTGCCATCGACGCCGAGCAGCACGATGCGGCTTGCGCCGAAATGCACCGCGAGATTGATGGCGCCCGTCGTGCTGGTGCGCCGAAGTGCCACGGTGCACGGCTTTTCAGAAAGCTCGCCAGGCTCAATCTTGTGCATCAGCTTGACGCGCGGATCTGAAATTTCCTTCGCCGAAGAGACGATCAGCCCATCGAAGGCTTTCGGCCTGAGGGCAGGATCTCGCCACCAGCGGCCGTCGGCGAAGAACAGCACGTCGGCGGCTGGATAGATGAGCCACGAGGATTTCACCGCTATGACCCGCCGCCCCTTGAGGAGCGACAGGTCAAGTGCGTTGACGGACGGCCCGCTGGCGAGAACGAAAACCGTCTCGCCTTCCCAGCACCGCGGCGCAGTCCAGAAACTGGTCATTCGCTTCCAGCCAGTCTTTAGCTTGCCCTACCGCGCTGCAGCGAATCCGGCTTGGAGCACAGGCAGATCGCGTTCATCTGCATTTCGATTATCCGCGCCTTTTCGTTTGGCGTCTTATACTGCTTCGCGTAGCGCGGCAGACCGATCGTATTGACCGTATCCTCGTAGTCTGCCGGCCCGAAGCGGGTGATGAAGAGCTCGGGCACGCCGGCAGCAACGAACTTTACCTCGGTCGGCGCAACCAAGGCATTGCCGCCATTTGCGGCTTTCGCCTTCGGCCTGGTGTGAGAGCGCAGCCAGGAGATGCCGCCGAACTCGAACGGCATGCGAGGATCACCGCGCAAGGCAACCGACGCCTGCCAGTTCTTGTAGGTTTCAGCAACCTTCGGATGGACCCAGAGGTTCTGCATGAACGTGTCGCCGGCAATACCCCAGACCCGGGTCGGACTCCCGCGCCCTTCCAGGGCGTCCTCGACCGCGTCGAGCACCGTCTGGCATTTGCCGAGCACGTCGGTCGTGTCGGAGTTCAGCTGGAAATTGACCTCCGCTGGCTGCGAGATACCGAACTTGGTGAAGGTGTTCAAGATCGTGCCGCCCGCCTTGTTAAGCACGATACCCTTGATTGCCCCAACCCGAAGAGCTTCCAGCTGGAAATCGAAGTGACGGGCATGCCGCGCCATCTTCTTGTTGACGCGACCGATAACGGTCTCGAGCTCGTTTTCGGTTCCGAATGCACGCTTGCCCTGCACTTCTTCGGCAATCACGGAATCGTCGCGCTGGAAATGCGGGATACGGATGTCGACTAAGTCGCGGTCTTCACCGCCAACCGTCTCGCCGGCGCCGCCATAAGGGGTTTCAGCGACAAGCGAAAGGCCGTCCGTTTCCTTCTCGATCGACACGATGCGAGTATCGACCCCTTCCTCCTCGAAAATGCCGAGATCGCCGAACAATGTCGGCACTTCCGGAAGCTCATTGAACGATGCCGTCAGTCGCTGCAGCGAGAAGGCGTCGTCGTCGAAGATATTCAACATGACCAGGTTTACCTCTGAAATGGCGCCGCCACGCGACGGGCCGAAAAGCCGCTGCCCACGCGGCCGGAAAGGGCTCTATGACCGGCGCGACGGGCGCGTCAGCGGACCTTAATGCCAAGCGCGCGCAGGCTTTCCTTCGACGCCGCCTTTTCGCCGCCGGCGGTGGATTCGGTTGGATAGGTCAGAAATGCATCCTTGACCTCGGCCGCCTGGTCGATGATCGATACGTTGACATCGCCGCCCGTCGCATCGGTTGTGCGGCAGAGGATGCCGGCAATAGGCGTGACAAGATCGCCGGCAGTATTGAGGCTGCCAGTGGCAGCGATCAGCTTGCCGATTCCGTCATCCTTCAGCAGCGTGCCTGCCTTCAGGTTTTGGCCGCTTTTCAGCGTGGCGTTGCTGCGCGACAGCTGGCCATTTGCTTCGGAGAGGATAAACTCCTCATCGCGCTCGCCCATGGTGAGAGTGGTCATGATCTGGTTCCTTTCGAGGTCAGAACAGTTTCAGGGTTTCTGGGTGATCCGCCGCCCTCAGGCGCCGAGCCGTTCAGAGCGCGCCTTCGCGCGATTGGCGTAGATTGTCGCCGCGGTCGGGACCGGCTTGCTTTCGGCGGTCCGACCTGCGTGCCCGGGCTTCGTCACGCTCTGTTCGGAGGCAGCTGCACGTTCGGTCTGCAGCACGGCAACGACTTCGGACAGCGACTTGCCCTCCGCGATGAAGCCGGCAGCCCGATCGATCTTGCCGACCATCTTGCAGGCGGCCATGATGTCTGCAGAGCGCTTGCGCTCTGCAGCCTCGGCCTCGGCGGGCGTGCGCGTGTCCGTGGAACCTGGCGCCTGCTGGTTGCCGCCAGGCGAAAGGACCGCGATCTCGGCATCGATCTCGCCGTCGAGCTTCAGGATTTCGCCCTTGATCGTCGCCAGGCGCTGTTCCTGCACAGCCGTCAGTTCACCGTCAGTCTGACTTTCCGCCGCCGCGAAAATGCCGTCGGCCTCTTCTTTGAACGCTTTATGCTTCGAACGGAGATCGGCAAGTTTATGTGCCATCTCGGTCTCCTTTGATAGCCGGAAACAATGGGAGCAGGCTACATCCCCGCGTCCGGCGCGACGGGTAGCCCGAATGAATTGGAATGCCTCAGAGGAAGCGGCTGCGCTCTGTCGCTGCGCGGGCACTCTGGCGCGCGCCGCCGCCGATCAGGCGAGTGATCGTCTCGTCGAGTGTCGCCACCCGGTCGGCCATGCCAAGGCGGACAGCCTCTTTCGCGCCATAGACGCGGCCGCCGCCGAAATGCTTGTCGCTCTTTTCGGGATCGGCGCGAACCACCGCTTCCGAGACCTTCCGCCCCTTGGCGACATCGGCGACGAAGAGATCGTAGCCGTAGCGCACCCGCGCCTGGAGCGCCTTGCCGGCCTCTTGCGACATCGGCTCGAACGGGTTGATTTCTGTCTTGCGTGGCCCCTCGGCGAAAAACTGCATGCGGACGCCTTCGGCGGTCATGCGCTCCGAGATGTCCTGATGCAGGACGTAGACCCCGATCGAGCCGACCTCGCCCGACGGCGTAACGACAAGCTCGTCGCAAGGCGAAGCGATCCAGTAAGCTGCGGAGGCGGCAAGAGTGTTCGCCACGGCAACGATCGGACGATCCGGCCGCCGTGCCTTGCGGATCATCGCCGCCGTTTCCGGCACCAGGTCCATCCACCCACCGGGTGAATCGATATTGATCACCATCCCGGCAAGCGTCGGGTCAGCGGCGGACTCGGTGAACGCCTTCTGAAACGGCACAAGCAAGGCAGCCTGCTGCGATACGTCCTCGAGGGCCTCGGCGCGCGGCATGATCGGGCCGAAGAGATTGAACACCGCGACGGTGCCCTTCGTCGTGCGGACCTGCTCACGGACGGCAGCGCTGTTCTTGCGGTAAGGCTCGGAGCGCGGGCCGCTCGCCGCGCGCAGCTCCAGCATCGCAACGATCTGCTCAGCCTTGCGCGGGTCCATGAACCAGGGCTGCGCCGCAAAGGCGCGCAACACGCGCCGGATCTCATGCGCCATCGGTCTTGTCTCCCTCTTCGCCATCCTCGGGCTTGACCCGAGGAGCTGGTTTGTCGTCTTCTTCCTTGGCGGCCGCAGCACGCGGCGCCTTCGCCGGCGCGAAGCTGAGGCCCAGCCGCTTCTCGCGTGCCCGGTCGGCGGCGATGCGCTGATCCGTTTCCTCAGGATCGTAGCCTTCTGCCTCGATCACGTCGGACCGCGCCTTGAAACCGGCATCGACGGCGAGTTTTTCGGCCTGGCGGTCCTTCAGCGGATCGACCCAATCCCAGCGTGGCGCGATCCACTTCGCCCGCCGATAACCCTGCGGCGCAGTCAGATATTGCGCCGGCCCGACCGGCAGGCGACCGGCCAGAACCGCGTCATCCATGAAGCGGCACCAGACCGGACGGCAGAACTGAAACACCATGACCGCGTGCTGCATCGCCTCGATGCGCCGGCGGAACTCGACGAGACCGGCGCGGATCGAGCCGTAATTCGCCTGCCGAAGATCGCCGGTCATCGCTGCATAGGGCACGCCGAAACCGGCCGCCATCCGCAGCAGGTTGCGATACTGGAACGCCTCGTAATTGCCGCCGACATCGGCCGGCTCGGCAAAAGTGACATCCTGCCCAGGATCGAGGTCGAGCATGGCGCCCGGTTCGAGCGCAATCGCCGAATCCTTGCCGGCGGCCTCGGCGGCCTCGATCCCCTCCGCCATCGGATGTGGCGCCGCATCGTCGCCCAGTTCGGTGGTGATGAAGCCGCCGAACAGGGCAGCGACACGTTTGCGCTCCAGCTCCGCATCATCATAGCAGTCGAGCACCGCCGCCGTGACGATCCCCGAAAGCGTATGCGGGATGCCGCGGATCTGGCCGGCAAATCCTGTCGGGTCGAAAAGATGCAGGACCTCTTCGGCCGGCACGCGCACCTGCTCGCCGGCAAAACCGCTGCGGAAATTCACCTGGTCGGCGCCAGGATGCTGGCGCAAGAACCAATAGGCGACGCGTTTGCCGATCGCGTTGAACTCGACGCCCATCTGCACATAGCTGCCACCGGCAAGCGTGCGGTTGTCGTCGAGCGGCAGCATCTCTGATGGCAGCAGCTGCAATTGCAGCGGCACGGTCAACCCATCTTCCGGACGACGGGCGCGAAGCCGGACGAAGCATTCGCCGGCATCGAACATTTCTGAGGCGATCGTCGCCTGCATGCCGTAGAGGTCGGTCAGGCCGTCTGCGTCCGCCTCGTCGGTAAAGTCGAGCCAGACCGTCTGCAGCACCGCCTTGAAATCGGCGTCCGCGAGCGACGAGGGCTTGATCCCCGTACCGGCGAGCGCCGAGACGAAGACCTTCTTCGCCTGCATCGCATAGGGGTTGTTCTGGCTGAGATAGCGGGAGCGGGCAACGATCGTCCGTCCATAGGAGCGGATCTGCCGGTTGATCTCCTGCGTCGTCGTGGTGAAGCCCTTCAGCCGGCGCGAGGAACGGCCGGCATCGAAGGACTGCCGGCGCGGTGCGGCAACCGATGCACCAATTGCGGTCGATGCCTTCCACTCCTGCCGTCCGGCAGCGACACGGTAACGCGGCTTTGCGTCTGCCATACTCAGAGACCTTTCCCAGACTGGTAGGCGTACCGGACGCGCTTCTTTTGCGTGCCCTGCAGCGCGGCGATCTGCGCATCGAGGTTAGCGACGATCCGGTTCATCTCGGAGAGCGAGCGGAACGTCGTCTGCTCGTCGCCATGCCTGACCGTCAGCACGCCGGAATCCCGCGCCTTGACGATCGCGACCCGCCGCGCGGTCAACGTTTCAACGGTGTCAGCCATGGACCTTGCTTGCCTCGTTAATGGAAAAGTTTCGTATCGTTCGTCCGCATAATGAAGGTCGATGCGATTCACTTCTTCAAAGAGCGCGGGCACTCCGCGGATCTCCTTCATGCCGAGAACAAGCGGCTTCAGGAAGAAGGAAGTGTACGAGCTGGAGCGGCGATGCCGCTCCCTCGCCATGCGCCTCGCCAAGCTCGCCGGCGAGAGCGACGGAGCCGGTGGTTCCCGGTTCAGGGGTTCGCTAAGCCGTTCTCGTTAGGCGTGTAGTTCCAAACGCGGTATTTTCAACCTGGGATCAGGATTGTAATCTGCTCTCGCGACTAATAGTCGAGGGGAGACTAGGTAGATGAAATTACTATACCTACCGATAATACTTGCTCTGTGGGGCGGCATCGCAGAAGCAGGTCAGATCGACGTTGAGGTTCCACCAAACAAGGGGGTGACGATAAAGGTTGCCCGGTATAGGGCTCAGGTAACCAGTGTGCAATTTCTGACGAACCTCGGTGACGTCTTCAAAGCCGATCCTAAGGGTATGCAACCGGTCCAGCAAGACAAGGAGATCCTGCAAAACATGCAGCTGTTTCAACCGGAGGATCCTACGCGTTTTAAGGCCAGACCCCAGGGATTTCAAATTCGGATCAAAGCCCTGTGGAGTGGGGGTGGCGATGTGGTCAATCCAATGTGCAAGGCGGATAAAACTGAATTTGCCGATAACCACGTCGTCGTAAATTTCTACACCGGTTGCAATGAGAGCGCTAATACGGTGGTCAGACTTGAGTTCGAAGGTAAGGACAACAACCCTAAGAACTGAAAGCGCTCTCGTCTATGATCGGCGACCGCGCATACGAATGCCGATGCACATTCTACCATTCCGTGCCGCGCGGCAAAGCGCGCGGCCACGGTCCCTAGCAAGCGCCCTGGATCATTTCTCGCACCAACAGTTTCAACTATGGCGAGAGCGCGGATCATGCTGTGGCCCAGACGCGGATGGATGTTTTATTTCTCCGCCCTCCAATGAGGGAGCAGGCAGAGGTGACTACCCCATCCAGGAACTGCGACGGACCCGACGGCGAGGTGCGGCCTTTGGCGGCGCGGCGACAACCGCCACGGGCGCATCCGGTTCTATCGCCTCGACGCCAGCCCCCGCGACTGCGGCAATCCTCACCGCATAGGTGTTCTTCTCGAGCGGCGCCGCCCACATCGGCGGCCGCTTCCAGTCGATCCGCTCAGCCTTGAGCACGATCGCCAGCGACTTGCCATAGACGGCAAGGTCGAGAGACTCGTTGCGCAGCCCGCTCTTGCGCTCGCGCCAGCCTTCGTCGGTGCGCACTTCCGCGCAGAATTCCTCGAAAGCCGACGCCGGAAGCGCTTCCGGCAGGTGATACTTGCCCGGCCCAGCTTCTTTGCGGGTGAGCGACATGATCACCTCGTCCTTCAGCGGATCCGTGCCGGTCTCGATGACCATCAGGTCGGACTTGCGCCGCTTCTTCGTGCCCTGCACTTTTTCGGGCACCTTGTAGACGGCACGCTCCCGATCCGGTCCGCCGCGGCCGCGCTGGATATAGCAGCGGCCGGCATTGCCCTTCTTCCGGTGATGTCGCCACCAGTGATAGGCGTGATCCGTGGTCCCCTTGGCGCCATGCAGGTCGACGACGATCGCTCGCGGCAGTAGCGCGAAGCCTGCGCCGACGACCGGATAGGCCTTGTCGAGCAACTCCGACAACGCCGACCAATCCTCGTAGTAGCGCGGCGGATCGATCGAGCGCTCGCTGGCACCAGGCGCGCCAGCCGGCGCATCGTGGATATCGAAACGATCGATCAGCCAGCGTTCCAGCCCCGGTCCCCAGGCATCCACTTGGACGACGAAGCGGTTCGGCTGCACGTCAACCTGATAGGTGACGAAGCGCGTAGCCGCGGGCGCGACCTTCATCGGATAGGGTTCGGCCAGCGCCTTCAGCGTCTCGGCCGACAGGGCGTCGCCGACCGTACGCACCTGCGGCAGATACGGTCGGCCCTGGTCCTGAAAGACGGTTGTCTTCAGATCCTTGTCGCTGCCGGTCTCGTCGAAGGTGCGGCGGGACTGCTCGGCAACCTTCACCAGCTCCTGCCATGTCTGCAATGCGGCGGCCGGCCCCTCCATCCAGTAGGAGACGATGTCGGTATCGCGCACGTCAGGATCGTCGATCGGCACGGCGCTCTGCCCGTCGGCAGTCTCGTGCAGCCAGAAGCCACCGCGGTTCAGTTCGTCCTTCCGGTCTGGTCCAATGCAACAGCCATTGGGGCAGACCATCTCGACCGTGCGCGCAGATTCGCCAGGTGTCGATCTGCGCTCGTAGTGAAGCCGCTCGAACAGCGGCCGGAACGGATCGCGGCATTGTGGGCAAGTCCAGTAGTAGGAACCGCGAGTGCCGGCATTGAAGATCGGCAGAATGCCGCCATCACAAGGCGGCGCCTCATGCACCGTCGAAGGTTTCCAGTCGTCGACCGTCACCACATAGCCAGGCGAGGACTCGGCGATCACCTTGCCCTGGCTACCGGAATGCTGGATGCGCTTCAGGGCCAGGATGAAGGCCGAACCTTCGCCGCCGATATCGTCCGTCATGCGGTCGAGGTCAGTCAGCAGGACATCGAAATATTCATTCTGCGAGAAGTAACCGATTACCGGCCAGCGGATCTGCAGGTTCATGTTCCCCGCGAACCGCTTTTCATGAATGTTGTCAGCGCTTCGGCCGGTGAGCTGCGCGGCTGCAAGCTGCCGGTTCTCGCGGATCATCGGCGCCAGCTTGCGCTCCGAGAACTGCTTTGCCGTGTCCTGCGTCGAGCAGACCACCAGCATATCGCGCGGATTGCACTCGATGCGCTGCCCGATCGTATTGAGGATCAGGCTTTCAGACTTCACCGTGCGCGCCGGGCCGCAGAAGCCGACAGCCCGATAACGCCTCGAGGTCGCCATCTTCGACGGCTCGACCATGTAGGGCGCGAAGTCGTTGCGCCAGGTTATCAGGCCGGCGGCCGTCGACACCTTCCGGCTTGCCGCCCAGGTCGGCACGTCGATGCGCCGCGCCGGCGCGAGTACCGACAGCGCCGGTCCGGCGGCATGGTCCCACGGATCGGCGAAAGCCGGCGGCGGGACAGGCGGAAGAAAGCGCTCCCACGGACGGGCCACGGACACGGTCGACATCACGAATCAAAGAGGTCGCGCCGGTCGCCTGCGCCTTCGCGCACCGGCCGCTCACGCCAGAAACGGTCGATCGCGCCCCGGACGTCAGTGACGATATCGTCACAGGCGTCGATCAGCTCCTGCACCAGCTTCGGCTCAAGCGCGTTGCGTCGTTCGATGAGGTCGGGCGCGGCGTTCATCCGGTCGCGGATGATGCCATAGACCAGTTCCATCATCTCAAGCACGTCGTCGCGCCGCATCAGCTGGTTGCGCTCACGCTGGAAGCGCTCCTGCTCGATCTGCGCCGCCATGATTTCGCGGCGTGTCTTCGGATCAAGCGCCTCGATCGTGTCGCCGGTCGCGCCGCCGACGAGAGCCAGGCGCATCGCCGACTGCGCCCGCTTGACTTGTGCGGACCGCAGGTCCTCGTCTGCCTTCTGCGCCTGACGCCACGCGAAGCACGCCGAGAGCTGGAGTTCGTACGACTTGCCCGGGCCGCCTTCTTGCAGCATCGGCATGCCCTTCGACAGCCAGGACGTCACCGTGTTGAGCGATACCTGCAACGTCTCGGCCAGATCCTCGCGAGACATGACGCAGTCCTCCACCCCTTCGGGCAAGGGATAGCGTTCGCACAGCGCTTGGATCTCGCTTTCGGTCAGCTCGCTCATAACAACAACAACAAGGAAATCGTGCACCCGTCTGGCTGCATTCACAGCCGAAAATCCCGCGCTGCCGCCTCACCCGCTTTACGCAATCGGCTAGGGAGGACCCGCGACGATGCATGGGCGGAGGCGATCCGTCGCGGGCGATCGCAGGTCGGAAGACATTTCGGAAAAGCTTACGCACTGGCCTTGAATCGGTGCCTCGTGGTTGAGGCCATCAAGGCGGGGTCTGCCCGGCTACCGACCTGAGAGTTTCCTCTCTTTGCCTCGCGTCCTGCCGAGGCATTCAGGGCGTCAACGCCCAAGGGTGCACTGAGATCGCAGATCATCCCGTGGCGCGATTTGTACTCATATCGCTTCGAGATTCGCAAGAGGGACGTTCGCATCCCCTTCCCGCCCATTGCACTTGTAACGAACCTTGCAGCGCTTTGCCTTCCCCTTGCCGATCGATAGCACCGTGGCGACGAAACCAGCGAGCGGACCGAGCTTGATCCTCACCTTGTCCTTGACCTTGATGCCAGCGTTCTTTGCCTCTTGCTCCAATCGCACCCGCTGGCGTTCCTCTTCCTTCAGCTGCATCATGGCATTGAACTGATTGATGGATTCATTCGGGACGCGATAGGGTTTCTCCCATCCACCGACCACGCCCGTCACGTGCGCTAGACCAAGCAGACCGCGGAAGGCAGCAGGTGATGGAACACAGCGGACAAGCACGAAACCGGGAAGCCAAGGCCTGCCCGGCACCGTCCATTTGCGGCCGCGCCGCACGAGGATTTGCTCCTCTTCGCGCAACACCAGCCCCTCGATATCCTCCTCACCGAGGAGTTTATCCACAGTGGCCTCGCGTCCGCCCGTGACCTGAAGCAGGAACCACGCCGCAAGGGTCGGGTTCTCCTCAGTGATTCGCTTGCCCGCCATCGCGATCTCACTGATCTTGATGCGCCGCTCGTTGATTGCCTTGTCCTGCTTGAAGTGGGCATAGGCACGAATGACGATCGGGTCGCCAGAAATGCCGCTCCGCCTATGCTGCATCGTCATCGCCCCGCTCCATGCCCAACGCCGACCTTGCGGCTATCTCGAATTCTCTCAGGCCCTCAGGCCCGCCCTTCGGAAAATAGACCACGCGCATGCCGCCCGGCTCCGGGACGAAGGGCCAGTTCATCTGCTGGTGATAGGCGCGCCAGCGCTCGTAGGTTTCCGAGCCGACCAGCACCGCCTCGCAGAAATCGGCAAGGATGGAAAAGCGGGCATCGGCCGATCCCCTGCCCCGCTCTTTTGCGAGCTTGTCGAGAGCGTGCGCTTCCGGATAGCCGCCGTCACATTCCCGTCGCCGGCGGTCCTGCTCACGATAGTCCGGCGGAAACACCAGCTCGTTGCCGTCGACGACGATGCCGCGCGTTTCCAGCCATGACTTCGTCGGCACGTTGCTGCGGCACAGGCGATTATAGGTTTCGACGGCGAGCTCGAGCAGATTGCTGGGCAGATGGATATCGATTGGACCATCGAGCAGCGCCAAGGCCCGCTTCCCCGCCCAGATCGGTCCGAAGGGCGCGACCGGAATGGCCTCCTCCTGCCGCCGCTTTTCGGCCTGCCGGCTGACCACCTGAGGCGCGATCGCGTCGACGAGGTCAAACATCCGGTCGCGGAGATAGACGCCTAGGGCCGCAGAGCGCGGCTTGCCCTTGTGCTCGCCCGATTGCAGTTTCGGGCAGGCAGCGAGGTAGGCGTCGCGGCGCTCCTCGGCCCGTAGTCGCTCTTCTGGCGAAAGCTTGACGAACTGCTGGAACGCCCATTCCGGAGCGGAGGACAATACATCGGGCCACGGGTTGTCGTGCCTGCCGACGATCAGCGCCTGGAACCGCTTCCTGAGTGCTTTCGGATCATCTTCCGAAACCTCGCGCGCGCTCCCTCTCTCTGTTACGGGTTCTATTACAGGTTCCCTTACAGGTTCTATTGAGGACTCAGGAGTCCGGTTGAAAGCGTCGTCTGAGTCCGGTTGAATAGTACCTTCCTGTCCGTTCGATGCCTCGCTTGAAGCGGACAAATTGTCCGGTTCATTTTCGACGGACTCACCCGCTTTAAAGCGGCGGAAACCGGCTTCAAAACCAAGGCTGTAGCGGTTCGCCTTACGGTTCTTTCCCTCACGCTGCTCGGACCAGTTGACGAGCCCCTTGTCGCGCAGCGAGCTCAACGAGCGGCGCACCGAGCGCTCGTCAATCTCGCAGGCATCGGCGAGATAATCCTGCTTGGGATAGCAGCCAAAGATCGGGTTGTGACAATCGGCCAGGTGCCAAAGCACCCGCGCCTCGGTGCAGCTGATGCCGCGCACCTTGACGGCCCACATCGTCGCCTCATGGCTCATGTGACACCACCGGATCCCGCGCACCCCGCCGCGCGCGTCAAACTGTTCATCGCATTCCCCTCGCTCACTCCTGCTGGCCTTTCGGCGCCAGTCCCGTCGCCGCCAGAAAATCCTGAAATCGCTCCTCGACCCGGCGCCGCGCCGCGTCCTCCCGCAGTTCTGTCCCGTCCGCTTTTGTGCCGCTTTCCGTCACCCAGACGCGCCAGCGCCACAGCCGCCCCGGCGCGCGCGGCGGATAAACCGCGCCGATATCAACAGAACCGCTCTTTGCTAGCTGCCGGTAGATCTCGTCACGCCATCGGAGTCCCGTCGGTTCGGCCATTATCATCGAGCCTCCCCATGCGTCGGCACTTTCCCGGTCGCGATAAGATTCTCCATTAGATCGATCCGCTGGCCGATCCAGCGCATGACGTTGACGGCCATGGAGTTGCCGAGCGCCTTGTATCGAGGGCCGTCAGGAGCTGTCGGCTTGCCTCGCCAAGGGACATTGGTGAAGTTGTCGGGGAAGCATTGTAATCGCTCGCACTCGACCGGCATCAGGCGGCGGACGGCCCAACCGAGCTGCGCCGCCTGAACTTCCGATCGAGCTTCGAGCGTATAGGCAACGTCTGCCTGGACGCCGACGCCATCGGGACCGGCGTCAGGGTTCTCGCGCAGCGCGCCTGCTTGAATGGCGTGAGCGATCAACATCGTCGCCGCTGTTTCCGCTCCCATGCCCGGCTGACGCTCGCCACCGGTTGCGTTCCCTCCGGCAGGAAGGGTTGCGGCGATTTCTGCTACGAACGTCTCTGTTTCAAAATCAATCCGGCCCATGCCGCCTGCATTGAGGCAGTGGGAGACCTCGCCAGTCGAGGCTATCAATCCGCCGTCGAGGTCGAAGTCTGTCCCGAGGCCGCCACCGCCTGTAGGGCGACTGCTAATTGTGGGGGCAACACCTTTCCCCGCTTCTCGGCGCGGCGCAGGATCCCTGCGCATGCCTTGGGGCTCAAGTAGAACCGCTGCGGCACGTCGCCAGTCTCCAAAATATCCGACAACGAAGACACGGCGCCGTCGCTGTGGGGTGGCACGAGCGTGCTCGTCCACTCGGACATATTGAGCGTCAAGAACTCGGTAGGCGTACCCATACCCGCATTCTTGAACGAAGCTGAGGAACGTGGCGAAGTCGGCGCTTTCGAGCGCTTCTGCCCCTTCGTCCTCTTCGGTTTGTTCATCGCCGCTGTGAGAGGAAAGGACGCCGGGGACATTTTCCCATACGATCCACTTGGCATTAAGTCGACGAGCCAGCGCAAGGTATTCGAGGGCGAGGTTGCCGCGCGGATCATCCAATCCAAGTCGCTTCCCTGCCACCGAGAATGACTGGCAGGGTGTTCCTCCGACAAGGAGGTCAACAGGTCCGGCATGAGCGGTAATTGTCGTGAAATCGCCATAGTTCGGAATTCCGTTCTTCGCCAGCGGCTCGCCCGGCATGTTGCTGCCGTAGTAGTGAGCGAGCACCGCTGAAGGAAAAGGCTCAATTTCGCTGAAGAATGCGGGCGTCCAACCAAGGCTATGCCACGCCATCGTCGCTGCCTCGATCCCGCTGCAGACCGAGCCGTACCTCAAGGTCGCCATTCTTCCCCCTCTGCGGCCCGTGCCGCTTCCCTCATTGCCCCGGCCGCCATGTGAACGGTCATCAGCACCGTCATTGGATAGCCGCCGTCGGGCAGTCGTGTTGCGTTGGAATAAGCGAGCAGCGCGTCGAGATAATCGATGCCGGCGGCAAAGCCGTGCCGCTGTAGGTTGGCGCGGATGGTCGCCTGCTCGCGATGGATAATGGAGAGCGGGCAGCGCAGCAGCCATGACGCCCAGTCGGGCGGACCAGCACCCAGCGAGCCTTCGATGATCGGCAGGACATCGCTCATTGGCTCACCATCGTCCAGACTAGCCAGATGCAGAGTGACGCGAGCGCTGCCGCCGCCACGATCAGCGTGTTGAAAATCCGGTTCGCCGTCCGCAAATAGTCCGGCACCTTTGCCCTGACCGAGCCCACGGCAAAGGCGAAGACGATGACCGTTACTGCGAGCGGCACGGTCCAGTTGCCGATTTCGACAATCATGCCGCGCCCCTTGTTTCACGGTTGACATGTGCTGTAACAGCTTGATTTCGCTTATGGAGAAAAGTTAGATAGGCGGTCGGATCGCACTTCATCGCCGTGCACAGCGCCAGCATGCTCGCCGCCGAAAGGATGCTTTCCCGGCATGCCCGCGAGATCATTGCCGGGTTGAGCCCGGCATAGATCTGCGGCGCGCTGCGCGTCGTCAGGCGGTTGTCGTCGAGCCACTGGCGGACATCCCGGGCGAGGCGCGCGCGATCGATCTCAGGCTGCATCGTCGGCCCTCCTGCGCGCCATCCATTCCTGTTGGTCAGCGCCGATGAGCCGCACGCCATGCGCCGTCGGGCTGACGCCGAGCGCCCGCCACAGCTTCAGCCGCGCCTCGAGATCGACGCCGAGCCCACTCCATGCCCGCTTGAAATCCCCGGCGCTGACACCGGCGCGCTTTCGCAGCTCGCCGCGCAGACCCGCCTCGCGGCGCACCTGGTCCGCGCCTGCCTTCAGCGGCGCGTTCGGATAGGCCGCCATGTAGAATTCCATTTTCACGCGGGCGTGCAGGAAGCCCTTCAGCATGGCTGGCGAGAAATTGGGCATGGGAAGGGAATGATCGTCGCTCACGCCGCCACCCCCTGCACCTGCTCGATCAGCGCGAAGAGCTTGGGGTCATTAATGACGGCCGCGGTCGCTTTCAGCGCGGTCCAGCCGTCGCTCGCCACCTTGAAGCGACCGTCGCCCACGGGGTCGATGAGCCGCTTTTCCAGCATCCAGTGAATGGAGCCTTCGGCCGTCGACGGGCGAACGCCGATCGCCCGGCGCAGTTCGACCGCGTCGAAATCATCCTCGCCCGCGCACCAGATCAGCGCCTTGGACGAAACTTCCTCGACCCGCTCATCGAGCGTCTTCCGCGGCGTGTCGCGCTTGAACTCGTCGAAGTTGATGTCGCCGATATTGCCGCCGGCACCCGATTGGAGCGGATCCGCGTCAACGAAATCCTTCCAGTCGACACGCTTGATGACGGTCGTGTCACCGTAAGTGCCATCCTCCAGCCGCTCCCAGACGAACCAGGCGGTGTTCATGCGGCTCGACGCCTTCGGCCCCTCGTAACCCTCGCGATGCATCATCGGCAGGCGGCGCTTGAAGACGTAGACACGCTCCGGCGGGTTTTCGTCCATGGCGAAGTTCCGCTCGTCATCGTCGAAGCCGCAGAGAAAATTAAGATTGAGCAGTAGCGCCATCTTGCGTGGCTTGTGCACGCGCAGCGCATACGCGACGTAATCGTTCAGCACCTCGCCATAGGGCGGATTGGTGACGATATCGGGCCCCTCGCCATCCTCCGCCGGCGCGGTGGCGAGGAAGTCGCCGACCGTCTGCAGCTCGCCATGCTGCGTAACCGTGCCGCGGTCGACGAGATCGGAGATGATCACTTCGTAACCGGCAGCCTCGAGCACCCGCGATATCGCGCCGAGGCCGCAGGAAGACTCCCAAACCGTGGCGGAAAAGCTTTCATATGCGAGCAGCGTTCGCGTTGCCTCGACCGGCGTCTGATAGAAGTTGTCGCCGCGATCTTCCTTGCTGGCCGAGGCCGTGCCGACGGCGGCGCGCAGATTGGCGCGGCTTGGCTCGAATCCCTGCGCCAGCCGCGCCTCGATTGCCCGCTCGACGAGACCCGGCTCTTTCGCCTCGGCGTCGCGCAGCTTGCGGGCGTCGTGGATTTCCTTTGCGCTAAGCCCTGCTTCCGCCTGCGTGAAAGTATTCCCGTCTGGAAGACTTTTCGGCCTTCCTTTGAGCGTGTGCCCGCTCTGCTTGGCAGCATCCCACTCGTTCGCGAGCCCGATCTTAGCGCGCGCCTCGATCAGCAGCGCATCGGCCTGCAAGCGGCGCGCCTTGGCCACCAGATGCTCGGCCGCATCGAAGCGCTTGGCGAACGCCGCGGCGGCCTTCGCCTCGTCATAGGCGGCAGAGGCGATCATGCGCGCGGCCATAACATCGCCGTCGTCGAGCAGCTGACGCGCACGCTCGACGGTCGCGACGAGATCGGATGCATCAACGCGGGGAATAGGAAGCATTTTCCTGACGGCACCATCACCGGCCGCCTTCAAGGCGCCGAGTGTCGTCTCGACGGACGGCCCGCCCGAAACAGAAATGGTGATCGGGATGTCGTTGCTCACGGTCGCGCCTCGCTTGCCGGCGCCGTCTCGACCGGATACCAGCGCGAGGCAAGCTTGCGGTCACGCCGCAATAGCCCGTGGCCGTTCAGCCGCAGGCAGGCCTGCCGTTCCTGCGGCGTGCGATCGACGACAAAGCCGTCGCGCTCGGCCACATGGAGCATGCGGGCCGCGGTGCTGCGTCGGAGGTCGATTTGCGTGCGCGGGTTCATTTAGCAGCACCCCGCAGCTGGGCTGGCTCGGTCGCCCACCTCATTCGCCACCTACTATTTTCAGGCCCGCCTTTGCGCCGCCCGATGCCTTGATCACGGCGAGCGCCTGCCGCAGATCCGATGCCGCCCGCTCAAGGCCGCTCGCGAGCCTGTCGGCCGTCGTCGCCTCGGCTGGTGTCATCTGGCCGTCGCTGATTGCCATCGCGATGGCGTTGGCGACCTCGGCGGATTGCCGCATCAGTTCCGCATGGCTGGTAAGCACGTTGATCTCAGCGCACCGCGCCTCGTCCGGGTCGGTCAGCCGCCGGCCGTTGGCTTCGGCCAGCACCGCCGTCACCAGCGGTTGCCCGCAATCCCGCTCCAGCATGGCGATTGCCCCGACCGGCATCAGATCGGGTTCGGAACCATTGTTCCAGCGGCCGACCTCGCTCTTCGAATAGCCGGACTTTTCGACGGCGCGCATGATGCCGCCGCAGCGCTCGATCAGGTCCCGTTGGGCTGCCTTGATGCGATAGAGAAATGCGTCCATGTCCTTCACTCCAGATGGCAAACAAGGGCTCTTCCCGCGCCGGGAATCCCGGCTGGTTTTTCCCGTGGCGGGAACGATGCGGAAATGTGAGAATTCAGTCGGTCACGAGATCAGGGGGGACCGCATGACTGGATGTGCGACCGGTACACAGCGGCAAAACCAAGCAAAGAAGACGCGCCGGACTCCAGAGGTCCGCCAGTCCGGCGCGAGGCGGCACGGCGAACATTGCATCCATCGTGCTCCAGGGAAACATCGTCGGGGCGCGGCGTCATGCTGCCGCCTCCGAATCAGGGGGGGTGCCAAAAACATCTGGCCGCAACCGGTATCGGGAAACGCCGGAGATCTTCTCGACCTCGAGCACCCTTTCGGCTGGTACAGCCTTCCACTGTAGAACAGCCTGAGGTGTCAGCCCGAGACCGCGCGCGAGCGCACTGGATCCACCCGCGACGGTGCGAGCTTCATTCAGTGCGGTCAAACAGGGGTCTTCGTCTTCCATGCGAGATATGAAGCATAACTTTCATTTTTGTGCAAGGTACTCTTACATGGATCTTTTGAAAGCATCCCTTACAAGTTCCACAATGGCAAAGGGTCCAAAAGCGGTCGCTGTGGGAGTGGCAATCAGGAGCGCGCGGAAGCAAAAAGGGCTTCCGATGCAAGCCATTGCTACAGCGCTCGAGACCACTGTTGTCGCCGTAGGCAACTGGGAACGTGGCGAGAATCTTCCGTCCACAGAAAATCTGTTGAAAGTCGCTGAATTCCTCGGCGTCGACGCGGCGGCGCTTGGCCGGGGCGAGGTTGCGCCACGGGACAACTCCCCTCGAAATGACGCCGAGATCGTCACCGGCAACTTTCATCCGGAGATTGGACCGATGGACGTTCCGGTGCTCGGATCTGCAGTGGGCGGCGAAGACGGCGACTTCTCCCTCAACGGTCAGGCAACAGATCGCGCCAGGCGCCCGCCCGGCATTTCGAACCTGGCGAACGTCTTTGCAATCCACATCTTGAGCACAAGCATGGTCCCCAGATACGACCCTGGTGAACTACTATATTGCGGCGGCCGCGCGCCGATTCCGGGCGACCACGTTTTGATTGAGATGCACCCTGAGGAAGGCGAGACGGCTGGCAAGGCTTATGTGAAGAAGTTGGTCGCAAGGACCAAGACAGAACTGGTTTGCGAGCAGTACAATCCGCCCAAGACTGTGACGTTCAGCGTTTACTCGCTTAAAAACATGTGGCGCATCATCCCGCAGCGCGAGCTGCTGGGGTTCTAGAAAGAAGGTAAAGGTCCGCTTCTCGCCGGGCCGCATCCGTCTGGAACATCACGTCAATGGCGATATTTTTGGCGGGTAGACCCGCCTCTCGGCAAACCGAGCAATATAAGCGCTTCCCCACATCAGCGATGCATGCACTCGGCTTGAAGCCGGAGCGATAGAGCTCTGCCGGCCGACGCCAGCGCGTATGTCCGCAGTCTCGGCATTCAATCGCCAGATTATTTGCGTCACCCAAGCAGGGTTCGCTTCGCATGACAATCTCCATGTTCTTTTTCTGTTCTCATAATTGATTCTTTTTTTGGGCGAGTCGAGTCGTTTCAGCTAAACACAAAATGAAAGTTTTGCTTGTATATTCGTAAAAGCTGTGCTTTTCATGTTCCGTCCGGTGATACTCCTCCCTCACCTGGACAGCGCGCAGAAAAGCCGCCGGTCCGCACTCTCGCGGCCGGCGGCGGGCCGCGCAGGAGACGGGAGGGTCAAGGAGATCATTATGAAGAAAGCTGAAATCACCGCCGCGGACCGCCGCGACCGTCAGGAAATGTTGCGCCTCTATCAGGAACGCGGCCCGCAGACCGAAAAGACGTTGCTTGCCGCCGGCATCAGCCTCGAGAGCCAGGCGCGCAACGCGCCATGGGTCGCCGAGCAGGTCAAGCACGCCGAGGCCGCCTGACGGCGTCCGCTTCGGTCACCGCCCCGACCAGGAACGGGGCGGTCTCCCAAACGGATGGAGAATGCAGCAATGACCTGGCTTCAAGGCATAGGCGCTGTGGCCGCGCCCGCCGCCATCATCATGATCGCCGTCGCGATCGCAGTCCTTCTCAAAGACCTTTACCTGAGGTGACCTGATGACTTTGGCTCTTACCGTCGGCGTTATGCTCTTGTGCGACTACACAAGAACGCTTGAAACGCTATGACCACCACCACCGAAAGCCATTTCTCCACTCCATTCCTGTTGTTCGCCCAATACGGCGGCAAGGCGATTATCCCGGTTGAGGACGTCTGCCGTGACTATTTCAGTCATCTAACGCCAGAGAAATTCCTACGGAAGGTGGGCACTGGAGAAATTCCGATACCAGTTATCCGAGCAGAAACGTCACAAAAGTGCCAGAAGGGCGTTTATCTTCAGGATCTGGCCGACTATCTCGATCGCCGTCGTGATGCTGCGCTTAAGGAGTTTCGGCAGTTGCACCGCTAACAACTCGAAATGACCGGTATGGGTGGAAAGCGGTCGTACCAATAGTCGCAAGCCAATGACCGTTAGGCGCCCCAATTGCGGTTGTTGATGCAAGCTTCGTATTGGCCACAAGCGGACGTCGCAATGGCCACCTGCAGATGTGGCGCACTCCGCGGAGTAACGCGGTAATAAACTAATGTCCACTGCTTCGCCTCAATAACGAGAAAAGCCGCATCATTTCTTCAAAAGTCCTCGAGTCAGTGAAGACTTTCGAGGTATGCCTGTCCAGTGACCTTCATCAATTCTAACTGCACAAGTGTCTCGTCGACCATAGGGAGAACCTGCCGCAGCTCCGACTTTCCAATCGCTTCACGAACCGAGCTCAGTTTCGCGACGCGCAAAGCGTCGAGGTCACCAGACTCAAACTCTTTAGCGAAGCCTTCATGATCCGAAAGAATCTGCTTTACGTCTGGCAGTATATTGGCGAGGTCCGGATCTCGTTCGCAATCTGTAATTTGCGAAAAGCACCTCGCGAGCAATAAGAGATCAGATCCACCGAGAAGCTTAGAGGTAATTGGCGCAACGAAAAGAGAATTTATCGTGCTGTCCGCCGAGAAGGTCAGCGGCGCAGAAAACCAAAGTAGGTCACGCGTGGAAGCTAACCGCCCGTCGAGGTCTTCCGCGGCCTTGGTTACCGCGGGATCTTGAGATATGCCATCGAAAATGGGATTGATCGAATCGACATACGAAAACGCACGTCGAAGCGCGTTATTTTCGATCCTCAACTCATCGACAACCATCTGATGAAGATGCCGACGGGTCTCTTCATTATCCAAAAATTTCAGGAACGCGTCATAAGACGTTTGTCCAGGCGAACCCGCGTCAAATGTGAAAGCTCCGCGGCCATGGCCAGTGATGTACGTGAGCACATCAAACGCCCCAAGCTGGTGACCACCAAGGCTTACCGCGTATTTGATTCGAAGCTGCTGGGTCTTAAGAAAATCGATACTCTGCATACAGACCGAAAGCTCGCCGAAGCGCAATTTATCCGTCGGCGCAAGATCATCGCCAATCAGCAGACCTCCGCCAGACAAGTATGTTGACGGAATATGTTTACTCCACTCTGGACCCCAACCATAGTCTGCCGCCACTCCGTATTGATGCAGAGTCCCCGGTTTGCATTGCACCGGACCGAGCTTCTTGTCGAAATGCTTCTCACCATCGACGATCTTTTCTGCCATGACACTTAAGCGCTGCTCGAGCGACGTTTTCACCACCGCAGAGAAGTGAGCTCGACCCTCCGTGTATAGCTCAATGTAATTTCGGATAAGATCGTTGCGTCTTGCGAGGTTTTCGTTTGCGGCCAGGCTTTTATCGGAGCCTTCGTGGGGTTCTACAAAACCTTGAAATTCCTCCAGAAGACCTTCAAGCGCATCACCTGCTGAGATCATCTCGTTGACTTGGGCTAAACGCAGGGCATCAAACTCATGATAATCGTCGCGAATTGCACCAAGAAACGCCTCTGCAGCCTGTCGCCATAAAAAGGGGTTGCTAATCGGTTCATTGCTTACCATTACCCCGAAACGCTTTGCGATCATGATGCGATACCAAGGCAAAAGTTCATGCCACGGGCGATGTGTCGATGGGCTTAGGTCTCGCACACCTGCTTCGATCGATGAGAAAGGTTCCTGCGCACTCTGAACCACCGCGAATGTCCTAAGTTCTGAGAGGCAGTTGAAAAGCGAGGGCCTCAGATCTTTCTGTCCCGACTTGACGGCGCGTGCCATCTCCCTGCAGCTGCTTGCGTTATAAAAAAGTGGCATCATCGCTAATGATCTCAACGATCCATCAACTCCCTGGGAAAAGTGATCAAATCGATTTCGATAATCGTCAAACGCCCCGCGGAGATTCCCAATAGCGATTTGCGTGTTCAAGGCTGCATCCTGCAAGCCGTCCAGCTGGTCAATCATCGCGTCTAGTTTTATATTAACGATTTTAAATTCCTGTTGAATCATTTTGGCCAGTTCGGCTATCTGCTTGAGCGTGGCCTCAGCCCCAGGATCCGTTGCTGGTGTAAACGCAGCGAGACACTGTAAGGCAAGCGCAACATAGTTGAATGTCGCGACGGCGGTTGCAGTCTGCTGCGTTTCCTTAGAGATCTTATCGTTCTCAAGCGCCGCGTTGAGGTTGCCAGTGATCTCCACCGCGGAAACTACCGCGTTAGCCACCGTAACGGCCTGGACGAGCTCACGCCTAAGCTCGGGGTCATCGACAAGCGACGCCAAAAGCCCAAGGGATCTCAACGCTGCCTTCGTGACATCGATGCCGTTCGGCGCTGGGGCCGCGGGGGCGGCGATCGAAAGTTTCAACTTCCCCTCAACCTCTCGCATCGTCGTGTCCGCATTCGCCGCGAGCGCAAGAAGTTTCTCTTTCATTCCAGGTGATACCGTCAAGCTGCCAATCTCGACTGGCCGATTATTATCTTCTACCGTCAGTTTAACTGCTTCATCAGCCAGAACGACAATGTCCGGGAACGGCAGCTGTATCTTCAAATCGCCTGAGAACATAGAGATGAACGCGGCCTTGTTCTCAACTTGGGTCGCGATCTGAAAAGGCGTCGATTCGGGTGAGAAATTGAGGTAAAGGGACGTGAACCACTTGGTAACTTTGTACTTAGGGCTGTTCTCATCTGACTTTAATGCGTTTTGAAACTCAACCAGAAACTCTACACTGTTGGCACGAGCGAGATATTCGGTGTGATAATCGTACGGCTTTATGCCTAGTAGAGCTGCACTCGGATATTCGGGAAACTTTGAAGCGCCAGTTACCAGACTCCCGGCTGCTGCCAAGGTTTTAACGTCGGGCTCTGGAGCGAATGCGAGCAACTTGAAGGTGGTTTGCAGTATGTCCTTTTCGGAGACTTTGGTCCTCTCTAGTAAGTCCCATACGCGCATTTGATTAGCAGTTTCTAAGACAATCTTCTCAGCTGAGTATTCTGGATATATCCGCATCAGGTTATATGCGATTGAAAGAGCCACTGTCGCGTTGGTTCGCGAGGCTTCAGGGGAGTTTGCGACACCCAGCAAGAACGTTTTGGGATCCACTCTTTCACATAGGGCGCTTGAGCAACTCGCCGCCAATATCGATAGACAGAGAAACAGTGGTCGAAGTGGGCGCACTAGCATTTTCGCTCTCCATGTTTCATTGACACGCGGAGCGCCGCGATCACAAATTTGAGGTACCGGGAAAACGGGGCCATTGTGCGAAGCAGCTTCCTAGGGCTGCTGTCGGTTTTGGGGACGCTGAGGCAAGGTGGATTATAATGTCCTCCAGACAGGCGGGCAGAAAATTCTCCTGACCACGATCTGGAGCCTCGACAAAACGTCCCATCGGACACCTCCGGAGCAGTGTCAGACCATACCACAATCAGAGGATCTCACACCACCCTCGGGCCGGCAAGAGAACGACAGCTATCCGGTGGCTACAGCCCGAAACCCGACAGTCAGCAGTCGGCCCCATTCCGGTCGTTCAGGCATTTCAGCCCTGTCTCCGAAACCAGACATACCTGCAGCCAGCCAAGGCACCATTTGGGATAGTTTCTTGGTCGGTCCAGGACTTCTTTTGGCCACGGAAAACCAGAGGTCGCTACTTGGGACGAGCGACCCCACTACCATTCTGTAAGGACGATGTCAGACTTTGACTTAACCATTTCTACGATCGCGTTGAGACAGCGCTGCGCCTTTGTTTGGTGGGTTCTTTGTTCTTTGCCGTTAGTCCGGACGGCGCTAAGCTCTGATCATGAGCGTCAGTCCCGAAGTAATCACCACACCATCCACCTCAGTTGCGTCCTCCGGCAAGAGCCAGCGCGACAATTTCACCGAGCCGACCAAGCGCCTGTTGGCCCAGCGTGTTGGTTGGCTCTGCTCCAACCCGGAATGCACCAAACCAACTGTCGGCCCGCAAAAAGGCGGTCCAGGCACGATGAACATAGGTGTTGCGGCGCACATCACGGCCGCCTCGGAGGGCTTTGCTCGTTACGACGCCCGCCTGACCCCGGAAGAACGGAAAGCCCCGGATAATGGAATCTGGCTTTGTAGCGACCATGCCCACCAGATCGACCATGACGAAAAGGCATTCCCGGTCGAATTGCTTCACAAATGGAAGAAGGACGCGGAAGAAAGGGCGTTTGAACAACTGTTAACAGGTGGCCGCGCCCGCGTGGAGCCTATGGGCACCGAGCTCGCGGATGCGCTTGGATATCTCCGCAAGCAGTTTGGCCTTCCGCGGAGCGAAGATTTGCCAGCCCTGTTAGAAAAGGTGCGCTCGGCAGCTCAGCGCCACCTCGAGACATTCGCTCAGCAGGGCCCCGCCCATGCCGTTTCGCTCTATCTGACAGCAGCCTCATCGCGGGGAAAGTCATTCACGCACGTCGAAATGGCCGCAGCACTCCGGTCGTGTGGCGTTCTGGACCTCGTGGCCGAGCCGGGTCAGGGAAAGTCGACCACGTTGGTGCAGCTCGGTGCCAGACTTTTGGAAAGCGGGCCTTTACCGCTGCTGGTCCCGCTCGCAGAAGTTGGCCCGAGCGTGGACGACCTCTTTTCATGGGTAGTTGGTCGTCAGGCATTTGCAGGCATCCGGTCAGAGCATCTCAAGTTTCTCGCAGCGCACGGTGAAATTGCGTTCCTATTGGACGGCTGGAACGAGGTGACACCGGTTGCGCGGCTAGCCCTTATCAAGACCATGCGGGCGCTCAGGCGTGAATTTCCGCTTCTGGTCATCTGCATCACCACGCGCCCACAGGCCGCCGCGGTGCCCTTTGTTGCGCGGACGGTTCACGTCGAGTCGCTCTCCGACGAGCAGCAGGAAGACCTGGCATCCCGGCATGGAAGTGTTGGGCAGGACTTGCTCGACCGTGTGCGGAGAACGTCAGGCGTCCGGGACCTTGCCCGGATCCCGTTTTACCTCCAAGCCCTCCTGCAGGTTGGAGACGCCGGCGCCCTTCCCACGACCAAGGAAGGCACCATCTCGCTGCTGGTAAAACAGCATGAAGATATTCCCGAACGTGCCGAGCAACTTCGACAAAGCATGCTGGGGCAACACCGGCGTTATCTGGGTGACCTGGCAGTCGCCATGATGCAGGCGCGGACTACGGCGCTGGATGACACGGCAGCACGACAGTCCCTACGGGCAAGCAACATAAAATTGTTGACCGACGGGCTGGTCCAGAACGCCCCGGAACCTGCAAGCGTCTTGGAGACCCTTGTCGCCACGCACGTGTTGGTGCACGGCGAAGGCGACACCTACGCCTTCCAGCACCAGCAATTTCAGGAGTGGTATGCCGCCGGGCATGTCGAGGCAATGATGCGTAACCTTCCTAAGGACGCAGGCCTCGAAAGCAGTTTTGCCCAAGAGCTTCTCGACGACCGGCTGTGGGAAGAAGCAATTCTCTTCGCCTGTGAACGCCTTGCGGTCGATGAATCTGGTGTCGCCATCGTCGCCCGAGCGGTGAGACTCGCGATGTCTGTCGGACCGATGCTTGCGGCCGAAATTGTGTACCGGACAGGAGACGCAGTTTGGAGCTTAGTCTCACCCGAGGTGCAGGCTTTTGCACGCTCATGGCACCAAGCCGATCAGGTGGACTTGGCGGTCGGATTCATTATGAAGACGGGCCGTGGTGACTTTGCCGACCTGGTTTGGCCGCTTGTTTCCAACTCGAGCGACCAAATCCAAAGCGAAGCTCTCCACATTGGCGATCGTATTCGACCAAGCGTTTTCGGGGCCTACCTGCAAGGTGACTACGAGCACCTGCAGGAGCGCGTCCGGGAGAGACTTGTTTCGGGGCTAATCTTCGGCGGGGGTATCGAAGCTCTCGAAACTGCGTTCGACCTCGCGAAGCGAGACCCCAGCGTCGAGGTCAAGTCAAAAGCAGTGGAAGCATTGCTTTTCCGAGGCGCACCCAGACAGGCGACAGCAGTGCTCGATGGCGCTGACGATGAAGTTTGGCGACGCGTTGCCGAGCGGGATTATTTCGACGGACTGACCGCCCCGCCCGTCCTGACACGTTTGCGAGCGCTGCAGGATGAGAACACCGACGCAAACCCGAGCCCCGCCCGCAACCTCGCTCGCTTTACCCGCAAAGCCCAAAACTCGGGCGAGGTCGCCGACCTTGACGCTATCCTGCGCAACGAAAAACTGGACCTCCGGGCCGGCCATACCGCTGCGGCCTTCCATCAAGCCGCTGGCGCGTTTCCCGAAGTCGTTGCCGCGGCGATGACGGACCGGATTTTGACCGGCTCTCCATTGCCATTTCGGGTGCAAAGATACCTGTCGCCCCAGCCAGTCACCGAGGCGCCAGAACTCGCGACCATCGCCATTGATAGCCAGGAGATTGATGAGCGGACCGGCGGCGCACTCTTCCTCTCAGGACCCGGTATTATTGCGAGGATGATAAGCGAATTCCTTGAGCTCAAGCCCAAAATTTATGCGAACGGGATGCCGTCGTCTGCGCAGTACGCTCCCCTGGGACTGCTTCGGGACAAAATATCAGGCACGCGCCCCGACGCGTTCGTCGAGGCAATCGTGTCGTTCTCGGCCATACAAGCCCACCGCGATATCGAGGCCCTCGCAGACCTTATCACCGCCCACGGCAAACACGGCACGAACGAGCGAATGGACGATGTTCCGGCTGAGGGCCGCCGCAAGCTCGTTGAAGCGCTGAACGGCTGGGCGGACTGCCTCATGCGTTCGGGCCCACCATCACGCCACGATATGGCCGAAGTCGTGGATGCCATGCGGCGCGTGCCGGACTCATCACAAATGAAATGGGTCTCGGCATTCCTGCGAGAAGACCTCAAGCAGCGGGATGCACTTAAAGAGTTGGCCAAGGGCGGCCGCAACCAAGAGGCGCTGAACGAGTGGCGCAACAGTCATGCGCTTTCGTACCGGCAGGCACTTTACGAGATTGGCGCCGACGACGCCTATGAAGTGGCAAAATCGCTCCTGCGTCATCCTGCGTTTGGCCATGACGCGGCGATTGCGCTCCGGCTCATCGCCATGCCGAGTCTCCTCGAGAAGGGGGCCAATGTCTGGCCCGATTTGGATCGCGCTCAGGCCGCACGTGAAAGAAGGTCAAACCAACCCGACCTGTCGCTTGATGCGGCCGAGAGTATACTCGACGTCGCGGAAGAATTGGCAGCATCCGAACCGCCCTACGGGCGTGCCGTGGCATTGGCCGCAATTGCCGTCGTCATGCCGCATATAGCCCGGCCAGAGTTGATGTCGAAGGTTGCCGGCTTGGAGGTGATGTCTCACACCAAGCTCGACTTGTTCAACGGCATGATTGTGGGCGGGCTGCTGCCTTCGGCCGACTTAGTGCTCCAGGAATTCCGCAAGGTCTTGGCCGAAAAGGAGAACAGGTGGTGGGACGACCAGACGTCGTACGCGATCCTCAGTTGGCTAAAAGTATTTCCGAACACCGACCACCCGACGTCTGTTTTCGACGCCTTAGCGCTGGTTCCTGAAAAGAACCTTCCGCGGTGGCAGATCAGGGATATCCTGCCTCAGCTCAGGCTTTTGGGCGTCGAAACCAAAGCGGGCATGTTGCGAGAGTTTGCCCTCAGGTTTCCCGACATGCTGTCGGAGCATGAGTGGTTCGGCCAAGTGCAAAAGCTAGGGTTCCGCCCCGCGATGGACCTGCTCCTTGAAGGGGTCGAGGGAGACCTCGGAAAGGGCTTTGACCTCAGGACAGGCCATTTCCTACTGCCTGAACAGCTTGCGTACGCCATGGCGGACAACGATATGCCCTATCTCTTCGAGAAACTAGCCGCGGCCCGCTCCGACGGAGCAAAGGAGCTGATTTTCTCGGTCCTTCTGAAAACTTCTTCCGTCGAAGGTCTGATGGCCGCGGCACAATCCCCGGTGGGACGGCAAACTATACGCCGACAAGGCGAGCGCGGTGTACGGGACATGATCTATACCGGAGAGCCGCATAGCCCTGACGGGACGTCCTACGAGCTTAGGCCGCGCAATGCTTCCGAGGTTAGACGGCAGTTGTTCGCGTTGACCGTTTCTCCCGACAAGGATCAAGCGGCGTTCGCGGTGGACTACCTGACGCGCATTGACATGATCCGCCAGGAAGATGGGGCCGTCCTGGACGAGCCGAGACACCCTGATATTCAGAGTGGTCGGCCCTGGCCCCAGGTGGCTCCCCCGCATTGAAGCACAAGGGCTCCGCGCCGGCGCAAGCTATCGAGAGTGCGCACCGGCCACATAAACTACGGCGGATGCCAAAGTCCGTTCTCGATAACCCGTCGGCCAAGAGCCGTCGGTCTGCTTCCGGCCCCAACGCAGTCCATTTGGAAGCGAGGCGTGACCCCAGATGGGGTCAGCTTGTCGTTTGCGATACGATGGCGCAAAGCAGGGAGGCCATTGTGGCAAATGATTAAATATTTTCTTTCGTCGTTCCTAGCCATTTCCAGCCGGCGAACTTGTCGCCGACTTGCCGGATGTGCGTATAGCGCTTGAGGCTCGACCAGGAGCGATGCGCCGAGACGGTGGCAACACGAGGGATATCCCACCCCATCTCAAACAGGCGCGAGATCCCTTCATGTCGCAGGTCGTGAAAATGCAGGTTTTCTATTCCGAGCAGCTTGCAGGCGTCGGTAAAGTTTCGCGATATCGTCCCCGAATTATAAGGGAAGATCTCGTCAGCATCCCTCGGCATTGCTTCTATGACCGCCTTCGCTTCCGGCAATAGCGTGCACCAAACGTCGTTGCCAATTTTCTGGCCCGGATGCTTCATATCACGGACCAGATAGCGGTCTTGGTTCGGCTCGTAATCAGCCCAGCGTATGACAGTGATCTCTTCCTGCCGGCGGGTCGAGAAGATCGCAAACAGGATGATTTTGCCCATTGGAGACGATTGCGGAGTTCGCTCGCTTCGGTCTGCAAAAAACGCCAACAGTTTTTCCAATTCGACAAGCGTCGGCCGCCGATCGCGCTCCTGGCTGCGACTGATGATGCCCAAGCGGTTGGTCACTGCAACGGCGTCCTCGAATGCAGTCTTGTCGAGTGAATAGCCCCACATGGGCCTCGCTATGGCGAAGACAGATCCAAGGTGTGACATGTAGTTTCCAACGGTCTGTGGCTGGCGACCAGGAATCTTCTTGTCACCCTCGCCGACGTCAGCCTCGAAGACGTCTATCTCGCCTTCTGGAAGCCATCCGCCTTTCAGGTCCTTGGCGAAGCTGCTGAGATCATGACTGGCGATCGTGCTGCAGCGCTTCGCCGCCAACGGATGCTTCTTGATGAGCCGCAGGCATTGCGCCTTGGTCTTGCCCATCGCTTTCAAAGACGTGCCGATGTATTCGTCGATGACATCGGCGAGAATGGGGTCGGCGGCCTTCAGCCGCTCCAAAGCCCATGGCTCGGCAAGCTCGGTCTCCCGCTTTTTGAGCCAGGCCTTCGCAGCCGGCTTGCGTTCGAAGGTCTGAGCCTCAGTGTGCACGACCTTGCCTTTTTGCTTTAATCGGATCTGTGCGGTATATGACTTCGAGCCATTCTTGCGCGTTCGCTCTGATATGGTTCCCATTGAGTGCTACACGACCTTTGCCAAATGCTACATCGTAGCACTAACATTTCAGAAATGGTCGTGGAAGCGAGAAAACGAGAGAAATCGAGACAAGTGCAAGCGGGCGAGAACTCAGCAAAACAGGGAAAATCGCGGTATTTCAGCGCTCCAGTCTTCGCCGTTGCGCCTATGATCGA